ACCAGACCCTCGCTGTAGAAGACGTTACCCACAGAGGCCCAGGTTGCATGGTTGCCAGTGGCGTCGGCCCTGTAGAGGTTTCCCTGACCGTCATCACGGAGGGTGAAGCCAAACTTGTTATTGGAGCCCGAGATGAACTGCTCCCTGAGCATGAGGGAGCCTGGTTTGATCTGGTTGCCGTAGAACATGTTTGAAATGTCGAAAAGCACCACCTGATTGGAGGAACCGTCTCTGGTTCTGTGATAGATCGCCAGAGAGTCTCCAGGGATTGTTCCCAGGTTCTCAGGGCTGTTTCCGCCAACTAGTTCCGTAACAATGGAACCAGTTTCCTGTACCATAACGTCAGTGGCGAAAGTTCCGGTAATCATGTTCCTGAGCGTGATTACGCCGGGCTCATAGTTGCCAAGGTCGCTCACGAAAGAGGAAGTGGAGAGTGTCCTGAGAAGGTCAAAGTTTGGCGTGAAGTCACCATTGTCGCACGGCAGGACCGTGTACAAACGCTTTATGTTCGAACCCGTGGAGTATAGAATGGTGTTCGCCGAGAGCGCCACCTCAGAGGCAGTGTTTATGGAGGAACCGGTCAATTCCCAGAGGCGGGCATAGCGACCCGTTGCAAAGTCCCTTACATAGTTCTCAAGGTTGATATAATGCCCACCGCATCCGAAAGCCATTTCTTTGGCAAACGGAGTCTCAGTAGCTCCATCGATTCCAAAGAAAGGAGTAACAGGAATACCGCCACTTCCATTGTAAAAGCTGCGAGTCGGAGAATCCTTGGTAAAGAAAGGAGGCAGATAGAAAAGCAAATCTGGAGAAAGTTCTGGACCATCGGTTTCTAGCCTTGTTATGTCAGTAGAAGTCAGATACTTCTTGTAGAGCTTGAGGTCATGTACCTCTGCCTTGAGGGGATAGTTGAATCTTGAGGTGGTTGGTCCAAAACCAGCACCACCTTGCAGCTCATAGAGACCTTCTCTTTGGGCTGTGTCATTCGTGAAGAAATAGGACATGGCATTGGTGAGGTTGTTCTGGCCCTCGTAGAAGTTGCCCACGCACAAAACCGAGGGATCCCCGATTGCCTGGTCTCCCACGCTCAGATTGGAGCTGACAACGAAGTTACCCCTAACCAGGGAGTTAACCACAAAGGAACCTGTTCCTTGGTTATAGCCCGATCCGCCCCACCTAATGGTGACATGACTCCAGGAATCTCTTGGAAGGCAGTTGTCGTCCGAGAAGAACACATTGCTCATGCCGGAAGAAATCTGATCTGGAACTGTGTTTGCCGCAGAGGTTAGTTGCAGGCTGAGTCTGAACCCGTCGATGTTTCCGTTAATGTCACGAGAGGACCCGCTGTGAAGGCAAACTGCGTACCCGCCAGTAAGATGGAAAATAGCACCGGGTCTGTACACTGCCCCGGCTGTCTCGGCATGGTACTTTGGCTTGATCCAGAAGTCAAATGAGAAGGAGCCCGAGAACCCGTATTGAGTTAGTTGGCTTACGGTGGAGTCCTTGATGGGATTTGGGTAAAGCAGCACGCTTCCGCTTGGCACATTGCTGGCTGTGAAGAAATTGAGGCAGTTGTAATTGGCAATGGTGAACTGAGCCCTTGGATAGGAAGTCCTGTAGAAAGGCATCAGGTGGTCCACAACCACCTTCTTCCTAAGGGAGTTGGAGTTGAGTCGGAATGGTGGATTTGACCTGTAAATGTAGAGTTGCTGTTGCTTGCGGACGCTTGCCTGCTGGGCATTCACAGCATTCAAATAGGTCGTAACACCATTGGTGACGTTGGTGGAGCCCGTTATTCTTAGAACGTCCTGACGGTATTCGTCCACGTTCTGGTCAACGAAAAGGCTTGAGGAGAAAGCCGATAGTGGGTATATCTCCTTCTCAAATAAAGACCTTCTGGCAAACAGAAATACAGACCCTGTTATGCCAGAAACAGAGGAACTCACATAGGTTCGCGAGGGATTTGTCTCTAGTGTAAAAGTCTCGATGTCATCGGGAGTGATTTTTTGGATTGACATTGATGTTCACGAAAAACCTTTACGAAATCAATAGTCTAGACGGACCTTGAAAGTCAAATCTCTTTCGTCATCCTTGAGAACCGGCCTAGAGGACTTTGCAACACCCAGGAGGTTGTCGTAGGCATCATAGAGACCGATGCTGGTGATGAAAGTAAAGGTTCTCTGCGTGTCCTCCTGACCGTTGTCGATAACTACGATCCTGTTCTCAGAATCCACAAAGGTTGGATTGGAGGAGTAGTTTGCCTCATCGGCAGCAACACGGCAGAAGAAGAGGGTGGAGTTGATGTTGGTCACGTTCTGGAACGTGATGGCGGTCTGAGCCGAGGCTGTGAACCTTGTGGAGCACACATGGTCCAGGAAGTCGTCCACAGAGGCGCTAGCAGCCAGTCTCATAAGGCTGGCGCTCACATTGGGTGCAATGCCAGTGGAGACCGCAGCGGAGTCAATAGAGCCCGAGATGAGCCTTTCCTGGTCGAAGGAGCGGCTCATGTCCAGAACAAGGATTCCTCTGTCCAGGAAAAGCATTCCAAGTGGAATGCCAACGTTTGCGGAGTCAACCACGGTAGAGACCTGTCCACCGAAGGTGAAGAACTTGTTCGTGCTGGAGTTAATGTCCGTTAGGATGAGGGAGCCCGAGCCAGCACGGAGAATATTCTGACCTGCGCCCACGAGAGCTGCACCAGTTGGTGCCAAACGGAGAGCAAAGGTTTCTCTCTTAATCTGGTCTCTGGAAAAGAGTCTCTTGAAGGCGATGAAAAGTGCTTCCTTGATTTCGAAGCTGGTAGAGCCAGACTGAGCCGTGAAAATGCTGTCCTGATCACCTAGGAGCTGTTGAGCGAAGGCACGGTAGATATCCAGCTTCTCTCTCATCATCAGGGAGGTGTTAGGGAACAGGTACTTTCCGTTGGAGTCGATGATTGGATTAAGCTCTGTGACAGCCGTGGAACCTGTGTGGAAACCGAAGGTCATGTCGCACACAGCATTGGCAGTTTGAAGCGTAAAGTCCTGATCGAAGACCGTCTGGAAAAGCGAGGAGGTAACACCCGGCCCGAGACCACCTGTCACGAAAACCTGGTACTGCTTCCTGGTTGAGGAGCTAGAAATATCCGTTCCGAGAACGTCAACCAACTGGTTCAAAAACGATCTGGATGACTTGATATCGTCTGCTGAAAATTCCTTGAATACGGCCATGTTCTTTTCTTTCTATTGGGAGGGACTAGTCTCAGGTGGTGGAGGTGATCTGTACTTCGAACTCCAAGACAGAGCCAGACTGAACGCCGGAAATCTTGACGAAGGTATTGATCTGGCTCTTGTTATAGGTTGCACCATAAATCTGGAACTGGCTGTCCGAGATTGCCTTGGTTGCAAGGGTGAAGGTGATTCTGGAACCGCCCACGGAGGTCTCACCAGAGTCTCTGGTAAGGATGTAGGTTGCCCTCTGCTGGTAGTCGATATTGTCAGGTGCTGCACCCACAATCTGGAGGAACTGGTTAGAAACCTCCACAATGAAGGCCTGATCACGAAGCTCCACGTCGATGGAGGCCTCGTCTACAATGTCCTGGAAAACGGTAAGAGTGCGGCGCTTGACAGTGGTGTTACCAATGGACAGGGTTTTATTGGTGGAGTTGACGCCCTCACCAGTAAAGGTCAGCGTTGGGAGACGGATGAGGTTTCCATTGGAGATACTGACGCAACGGTACTTCTGAGCCAGAGAGCCATTCGTAAGAGCCTCGAAGATTGGAGTGTTCTTCTCGATCTTTTCCTTGCCAACGGTTCTACCATACTTCTGGATGATACCGTAATCAACCTCGTCATCGGCCACAGCGAATTTCACGATGGAGAACGAACCATCGTTCTTGGAAATGAACTGTCTGCCTGTGTCGGTCAACACGGCGTCGAGTATGATGTTGTTCGTATCTCCCTGTAGAAATCCCACTATGCACTCTCCTGTATGAATCTTTCTCTAAATAGGCGATCCTGCAAAAACTGACATTAGAACTTGTTTTGCCGCACAACTGGTAATGAATTTACTGCGTCATGTGGCAATGTATTCCCTGAGGTGGGAGGCTACTTTCGCTCAAGCTTTTTGGTCGTCCGGTCCTTGAGGAAAATGTCCAAGTCCTGTCCTGTCTGCAAGTCAACGTTGATCATTTGGAGGCGGTACTTGTCCCCTTCCTCTGTCTTGAGGAAGCTGAGATTCTCACCCTCATCGTTGAAAAGCCTGAGGTACTCTGGGTTGAACACGACCCTGACTCGTTTTGAGCCTGAGGTTCTGATGGAATCAACAAAAGCGTCCCTCTGAAGGAAGAAGTTGGGATAGGGCTTTGGAGCCCCGGCCACGCTCACAAGGGTCTTGATAAGATTGTTTTTGAAACGGTCGAAGCGGATTTCAAGCTGCATTGAGTAGTTGCTCGTGAAACCATGGGCATCGATGGTTGCCAGACAATACATGGCCTTGTGTTCTTTCTTGAAATCGAAGTCAAGGTAGTACCCCTTAGGGCTGGCCATTTTCTCAATCAGAACAGTGTCTACCGTCTCCCTTAGTTCATTTGGAGTTAGACTGTCATTGAAGTCATACATGGCCAAAAGCCTGTAGGGTTCCGTAATGGATTCTCTCTTGAAGACCTGGAAGAACTTGATATCCCTCTGTGGATTTACTGGGAAAGCCCAGGATAGCTTTGGAACGTCCCTGATGTAGTCCCAGTCAATGTTGAAATCAGCCACCGAGGGAGGTGCCACGTCCTCTGTGCAATTGACGAAGATTTCTGGGGAATACTTCGAGGAAACCAGGAAGGAAACCGCAATGTTTTCATTTGTGTCTACATCCTGGGCAGCCACTTCCACATAGACGATGGTCTTAATGGAATAGCCATAGCGTCCACCATAGCGGATTTCTAAATCGGCAGTGGAGCTTGCATTTGGGGATTCCACAATAATGGAATCACGCTTAATTGGGCCATTATCGGTGTACTCAACCTTGTCGATGATGTAGCCCACCACTTGAACGGTCGAGTCAAAAACGCTGGCATCAATTGACCTATAGTCAACGGCATTGACAATCTCAAAATCATAGTCATCAGCCGAGAGGGTGTCCGAGGAAGCCTGGGCAATGGCCCTTTGCTGAATGTCCTCTGCCTGAGGCAACATTCTGGCTGTCTCGTTATCATATATGTTGATCGGGTTTTGCTTTGCCGTTCTAAGAAGGGAAGCGAGCACCTTATTGTTGAGTTGCGTCCTGGTCCTTATGTTCTTTGTACGACGCAGCACAGTCTGAGTGATGCCATCAACTGCTTCTGAGTTAAGGAATCTCATACCATTCCTTCTCAAACGCACAAAATGATCAGCAAGGAAGTCGCCTCTTACGTTTTCTGTCGTGTTTTTATAGAGGTATTTTACTACGTCGAGCGGAGACTCCTCTGGCGACCTTGGACGAGACCCGGCCGGTGCCTGATCCTGGCGGGCCTCTTCCACGGCCCTTCGAATGAAGTAGGCAATCTTGTCTCTCTGCTGGGAGTCCTGGAAAAAGATATTGGTGAAGTTGGAGTCGATGAACGTTTCCTCGTTATGGATTTTAGAAACGTTGTTTGCAATGCTCACCGTGCGACCAATGTCTGGCCTGTTTCCGGCTGGATTGGTTTTCCACTCAAAACGAATGTACCTCGGTGTGAACCGATTGAAGTTTCGGGAGTCCAGAAAGGATTGGTCAAACCCCTCTGCCGGGCGCTTCTCGATGAAGTCTGGTGGCGTGTCCCCAGAGGAATTGAGCTCCTCATCCGGCACGAAGAAGTTATAGACGAACCTAGCCGAGAAGTTTTCGACCTCTGGGGCATCTACCACTGCAACTCTTTTGGAGGGAAGGGTTATCGTCATACAGGCTCTCTATCGTTGACAGTCTCGATTGCCACAAAGTAGTCCTCAAAGATTAGCTCGTTTTTAGGCCTTGGCTTTAGGAAGTAGCGACCCTCACGGAGCACAATCTTCTCCTGTAGATAGGTCTGACTCCAGGCCTTTCTTCCAGACTCGGTGGATACTGTCTTTTCAAAATCGATTTCGAATTCCTCAATGTTGAGAGGGATATGGAAAAGTCGGTCAAATAGCTTTGGTGCCAAAACCCTGGAGGTGATTTCCTTCTCGTTGAACACAATGCTTCCGTAGTCGAACAGTCGGATAATGTCCTTGGCATCCTCGGAAATGGAACGGTTTTGCAAAAGCCTATCAATGCTCTGACCACCAGGAATGCTCTGTCTGAGCACGTCTCTCAGATAGGTGAAAACGATTTGCTGCATCTGGGGATTCAGGTTTCTGATGCCAGGAGAAGCCCCCTGGAGGAAAGTGTCCTCGGTTATCCTAACCCCGGTAATGAAGTTGATGTAGAGCCCAAGAAGATAAGAGGAAACGTGAGAGTGAATCATCACCTTTCGCTCGTCCTCGGTTAGGAAGTTGTAGCGTTCATCGTCTCTGATGTTCGAAACCCCAAGCTTACGGGGGTTTCTGAAATCCGTGTAGTCCGTGACCTTCGCACGCTCCATCATTCTGGTGAAGGCCTCATCTGCACCAGGAACGATGTTCTTAATGTCGGATTCCAGAACGAAAAGGGAAAGGTCGAAAAGGAAACGCTGAGGCTTGAAAACCAAATCGTCAAATCTGGCGTCTCTCTTGTAGACGTTAACCGTCACCACGTCAAACTCCTTGTCCTTAAAGGAGTTGATGTTGATTTCCCCTAGGTTTACCCTGTCCGCCAGTTGCTTAGAGAATCCGGTTGGGATACCCACACTGAGGAGTTTCACTCTCTTGTTTTCAGAAGGGCTTGCCATTGTGCTGTTGATGTATGGATTTTCTGCCAATAGGGCACGGAGGCAGCGATACTCCTCAAGGGTTGTTACATCACTCACCACAAAGTTGTTGTAGACGTAACCGGTTTCTGAGTTGTAGTCCTGGGTGGGTGCCTTGTCCTTAATGGTCTGTAGGATATAGTTGGCCGTCCTGGTCTGGGCTGGGTTCCTGACCATTGCGATGCCATTCTCGCCCTGAATACGCAAAAAGGCCTCAAGCCTTGCCTGGTTGAAGGCTGGCAGGATTCTGTCAGAGCCGTTTTTGAGATGCTTGCCAACCATTGCCAGAATGTGAAGGGCATTGGCAACAGCCATGGTTTCTTCCTCGATCTTTTTCCTGTTGGCAAAGAGTGAGAACTTGAAGTCGTAATACTTGTCGCTTTCTCTAATGATCTGTCTCACCCGATCAAGGTTTCCAAAAGAGTCAATCACACCCCTTAGAGTGTCACTGAGTGTCCGAGTGCCAGTAACCGTGGCCGTACCAGTAACGGTGGCACTGGTGCTGGCCCTGCCCCTGTATGGAGCCGTTCTAACCGCACTGTCGGTGGTGCTCACCGTTCTGCTGGACTGTGTTCCTGCTGGAACAAAGGGCACTCCAACCTGGGGAGCCAGAGAGGTTCCCTCAATGGTTGTACCGGCCGATGGGAGCGTTACTCCAAGGGCATTTCTGACAGCATCCACATTTGAGGTAATTGGAGCCGTGATTGCAGGCCTGATGTTTGTGAGCAGCGGTCTCTTTGCGATGTTGTCAATCTCGATGGAGATGGCCTTGTTTCCAATGGTGTCCACGGTGATAAGGGACTCCGTTCTGGAGAAGGTCTTTTCGAAGCTGGCAAAGGCATAGCGGCTTGCATAGGAGGAAAAAATCTCAAAGAGCATTAGGAGCTGCGTGGAGATGCTCAGGAAGTTGTAGCGAGAACGGTTGGTTCCGTCCTGCAAGAGATGAACATTGGCACCCTGGATTTGGGCCGCCGCAAATAGGTTTGTAGCAACTCCAACAAACTCCTCGATGAGGTTGGTCTTGTTGTCTCCTCCACCTGCTGTGAGGTTCTTGAGGATTCTGGCGATGTTGCCTCTCTGAAGGTGGACGCCCACGCTCTGCTCCTTCTTTGGAGCCCCTGCACTGGAGAAGGCAACGCTTCCCAAAAGACTTGTGGTTAGCGGAGAGCTGCTCAGGGCAGGAGAAAGGAAGCTTGAACGGAATGGACGCAGGGTCTGAATGAAGTCCACATTGGTTCTGAATCTGGACAACTCCGAGAAGTTTCTGGAAGTGAGGGCCACGACACGGTTCTCAATGGCGTCTGCCAATTGTTCGATGTAGGGCTTAATGACGGCCTGACCACGGCTTGGATTTGGTTCCACACCAGAGGGTATTTCCAGTTTGGACATTGCTCTTAGGCTTGAGATTTCGGACTTAGCCAGTACGTCGAAGACTTCCCTCTGTTCGGTTGCTCCGTTGACAGCCATGCCAATGAGAATCGAGAACTGGAAAAGCATGAGCTTAAGTTCAGGGTCAGTTGAGGCCAGTTTGAACAGAGCCGAAATCATTGCCTGGTCTCCGCTCACATTTGCAGGTTCGGTAAGGGTGCTCACCGAGTTTTTGAAGGAGATCATACAAATGTCGCTAATGCTCACTGGCACCAGGGTATACCTAAGGTTCCTGAGACTCAGGAATTCCTCGATGATGGTTCTGGCATCCTTGAGCCGGTTGTTGTAGAGGTTGACGAAGGAGTTGTATGGGCCGGTGTTCCAAGAACCGCCCTGAGTGCTCAGAATGGTGTCAATGAAATAGGCCGAGCCAGGAACGTACACAAAGCTCTGGTCATCAGAGTCAATATGCTTGTTTTCGAAAGGCAACACATTGGCATTTGGAATGCCAGGGTCAATGAACATGAGGGAACTCAGGGAGTCCTGGCCCTTTGGTCTCTCAAAGATGGTATCGCCTGGGGTTCCAATGATGTTGTCAAAGGGGTTACCGGTGTTGGAAATGTTAAAACCCTGAAGGAGCCTCTGAAGATCAGTGCGGCCCAGTCCCCTGGAAACGAGATACTCCTTACCCAGCAAAGTCGTCAGAATGCGGATACGATCATCTGGGCTCTGGGGAAGCGAGTTTAGGAATTGGTTGAAGAAGCCAGTTCCGGTAGCATTGATTGGGGTCGTTACCGAACGAAGATTGCCAAGGGTGAAACTGAACCCATTGTTGGTGGTGTAGGTTTTGTCCAAACGCACGGGGCTTACATCACCCTCACGGTCTGGATCCTTTAGGTCCAAAAGGCTTACGGAGTAGCTTTCCAGAATGGACCTGAGGTCAAATAGCATCTGGAGTAGAATCTTGGTATCGGAGAAGCCTGCAAACTGCGCCTTGCTGAACTGCATCTTCTTTAGGAAGAAATCCTCGAGGGCAAGAAAGCTGGTGGTGTTGTAGAAGCTGGATGGGATCTTCTTGATCTCAAGGGAAGTCTTGATGTTATTGATGTTTGTGATGATATCCTGCAAGTAGGAGACATTGGCCTCCACCTGGCGAAGCTCCGCACTGTACTCCTCTCGAATACGCTTGAAGGCATCGTCGGAGTTGGTCGTGGTGGAGTTTCTCTGGATTCTCTGAACCAGCTTAAGCAGCGTTTCCTGACGGAGATGGCTGGCTTGGTACTGAACGTCGATGAAGTCACCCACGGAGTTGTTTCTGCGCCGGGACCCAATGCGATAGATTGGAGAGAAGTCGAAAATACCCAAAATCTCCGGGCGAAATGGAACAATTCCGCCGTCCGTGATGGGAACAAACTGACCATTCTCCAATCTGGTCTGGGCAACGTTCAAAACGTCAATCGGATAGGTTTCCTTGATGAGATGAGCCGAGGGAGGAACGAATCTAACGGCAGGAACAGAGTCGATTGGTAGAGTTAACCCGCCAGCCCTGATTGCTCCAACCACGCCAGGTCTTGCACGGCCACTTGCAGAAATGTCAACTGCCCCCGTGCCGCTGGCTCCAGTTGCTCCACCGCCGATTCTGACAGCAGGGAGACCTGGAGCACTTGGACCTGGCCCCGAGGCAGTTCCAGGAGCAGCCTCGGGAACGATTGGCTGTATGGTAAGGCCTCCGTTGACAACGGTGCTATTTCTTACGCCAATTCCAAATGTTCTGAAACGATTAGCCATTCTTTTCCCTAGACTACGACGTAGTTGGTTTTGACTTCTGCGCCCTTACTGTAGTCGTAGTATACTGGTACAATAATATATGTCAGAGCCCCTTTTTCGCCATTGTCGAGAGTGTCCACGAACTCAAAGTAGTTGGCGTTGGTTATGCTGTGAGCCGCCCCGACAATGGTCCGAATTCCAAGGATTTCAAGGACGATGATGAAGTGGTCAATTTTGGAGGCCGAGCCGTTGATTTTCCATCGAACCAGGTTGGCATTGCTTCGAACTCTGCTGACCTGAGCATCCGAGACCTCTGGCATTATGTTTGCCAAAGAAACGTTGACGGTTTGAATGTCGGCAATGGTGCCAATGGTAAAGGCGTTCTTTGCGTGGTTTCTTTTAAGGCTAGCATCCGACACAAGATTGCCATCCCTGAGGGTTACAGGATGCAGCCACTTGGAGGGCTCCAACTCATAGGAGGTATTCCTGGTCTGAACCGTTCTTGTAAGGCCCGGAAAGAGAGTTTCTGGATTTCTCAGAAAGACATTCACCGTGTATTTGTACTCGGCACCTGGATCTACTGGCTTCACGTTCTTAGCGATACCGTATTTTCTGTCAGAGAACACGAGGGAGTCAATGACGCCGAAGTTCTCAACCTCACCGGTTAGGAGGTTGTCCCTAGTAACAGTGATAGCAAAAAGCTTGGTGAGCTTGTCCTTGTTGGAGGTTATGTCGGTTTGGAACTCGGACTGCAAACCCTGCTCGGAGATCAGTTTCTTGATAAGCTCCGCAGAGGAGTTGACAGGATTAAGCTGAATGCCAAAGGCAACGTCATAGCCATTGGTAAGGGAAATCAGTTGTGGCTCGCTGATGACTGCGGTTACAAGATTGGAAGCCACTGGCTCATATTCCACAACCAGTGTGTTTGAGCCCGCAACGGTTGCACCGTCCCTGTAAGTGATGAAAGCAGAATACTCATAGGTTCTGCCGGAGGAAACCTCAGTGTCGTCCACGAACAGAGAGCCATTGCCCTTAATGTCAAAGAGCATCGGGGACTTGCCCACAATCTGGTATTCCTTCTGGCCGATAGAAAGGTTCCTCTTTTTTAGCGTGACGCTGGTGGCGTTGTACGGCAGATCCTTGAGGGCAAGGGAGATGCCAAAGCTCTTTACGTCGGCCGTGATGGACACGAAATTCTGTCTCTGCAAAAAACTGGCTCTCTTTGCCATGGATTCTCTTGCGAATTTGACAACCGTGCTAGAAAACACGGAACTAACAGAGAACTCGTCATAGTAGGGAATGAAGCGATAACTGACATGATTAAGGCCGCCCTCAAGGTCTTCCACCCTTTGGGTTGGTTGCCCAAAGGACAGGTCTGTCTTGCCCACAAAGAAATACTCACTGCTCAGGGAGTTTTGGTTTGGGCTAATGGTTCTCTTGTAGATGCTGATGCCCTTTGCATTGGGGTCCATCTGGGAAACCTCAAAAACCACCTTGCCAGCCCGGTGCACCGGGATTGAGGTAACCTTAGGAGGCTTCGTTGGAACTCGAAGGATTCTCAGGTTTTGGCTGTGAGGAATCAGGTTGGAAGTGGTTTGGATTGGGAACCCTCGATCGTTAACCAGCTCAAGGATTGCGTAGAATTCACCATCGTCCGTGGCTGCCTCGGTTACATCAATGTCCTCGATAATGTCAATGAACTTCTGACGAACCTCCTGCAAAACGCCAAGGTATTCCGTGTCATCCAGGGCTTGGCTGTCGAGGGCGGTAACGGAATTGAAAATGGAGCTAGCATGGCTGTCATTGTAGAAGCCATCAGCCGAGGAAGTCTTGGTCTTGGTGGTGGTACCCGCAATAGCCTTGCTGGAGGTACGAATGGTGTTCGTCCTGGCATTGGAATATTGGGCAGGTTCTACGCCCCTAAGGAACAAGGAGTCCAGGGCGTTGATCTTAATCTGCTGTTCCGAGGGAGATGTGGTTCTGGAGCCCAGGTTGGCATCCAACACAGGGGCATTAACGTTCTCGGCACGAAGCTCCGACACAGGACGGGTTACGACAATCTTGGCCTTCTTGATGAGGTCCAGGGCTCCGCTTGAGAGCTTGGAGGCCTTGGTGTTTGGAATTCTTGTGGTCAAGTCAATGACGAAGGTCTGAATGTACTCAGAGTTGGCAGCCCTGGTGAGATCCCTTTGCAGACCAGCGGCCGAACGAAGTCTGTCGGCCAGGGTTTGAGGTACCAGCCCTGCAAACAGAGGGTTGATCTTCTTGACGTAGGGCTTTTTGGATATGTGGAGTCGGACCTTGTAGGCCCTTAGGGTAGCCAATTCCTGCGGATCTGCCGTGAAGCGGATCCGGTACCGAAAGGTTCCATCTGCGGAACTGCTCTCCAGAGTCGCAAAGTTGTCTGGGATGGCAATGGCAGTGGTGGATTTCTTGATGGATATCTTCATTAGCTCTCAAACACCAGCGTAAACATGTTGCAGTACGTTGTGCTCCCTACACTATCGATAAATACCTTGCCAACGAAAAACACATGCCGCACGACACCATCGGAGTCTGGTGGGAATTTACCGAAATCAATCACATCGAGCTTGGTAAGCTCTCGGTTGGTTACCTCGAAAAACTGACAGAGGAGGTTGTTTGCCTTGGAGGTTTCCACAAAACGAACTGTCTCTGAATAGCCAGTCTCCTCAAGGCCTTCGATTTCCTTGAGAACGTCCGAGTAGGTCAGAAGCTGCTTCTGATTTAGATTCACATAAAGGCCCAAGGGGGCTCCGGTGGTTTCTCCCACACGGGGCTTGTTGATCGGTGGAAGGAATTGGAAATTGGGAACGTGACTCATTCTCTTGTCCATGAACACGCTTTCAACGTGGTCAATTTTTGTGTGAGTCAGGGAGTCTTCATCGATTGGACCCTTGTCGGTGATTGTGAACTTTGCGCTCGTGGGTCCAATGAGGAACTGATCGTAGCGATCGTCAATGGGGTCGGGGCTCGAAAGGATGTAGAGGTTCTTGAAGTTATCAAGGTTAGAGGCCAGAAGGGTTCCGGCCATGGAGGCAAACTGAGAGCCCGAAAGGCTTACACGCTCGGCTCTGTTGGAGCCCGAGAATATTTGACCGGCCGAGACCTTCATCAGACTGGAACCGCTGGCAAAGCTAGCCATGAGCTTACCAGAGTCATCGGCCTCAAACACAATGGAATCCTGCGGGAGATTGTTGGCCTCGAAGCAAAGTCGGCTGGTTACGTCCAGACCACCAGAGACGATGGTGTCCAACTTGTAGATGGCTCCCATGTCGCTGAATGAGACATACTCAGCCCTCAGCTTGCCAGAGGCAATTTGAGCCTTTCCCTCCTGGGTCAGGATCGTGTCCAAAATGCGCTCCTTGGCGTTCAATAGACCCATGTGGGTAACTGGTTTCCTTTCTTCACCCTATAAGTAGAGAATTCTAGACTCTCTCAAGATCAAAGAATGGCTGACCCGATCTGCATTCATAGTCCCAGGCTCCGCTATCCCTAGGGTTGTAGGTAGGATTGGTTGCCGTTACATAGTCCAGGCTTTGGCTGTAGAGCAGGGTTCCGGTAAGGGGAGTCATGGTCACGGCTGCGCTCAGGGTTTTTCTGCTCTTGGTGTCGAAGAACTTTGTGTAAGGACGCTGCTCAAGGGTGTCCCTGAGGTATCCGTGGTGTCCAGGTCTTAGGACCATGTTGGAAGCCAGAGGATTTCCGCTGTAAAGGCCGTATTTCCAGCCCTTAAGCAGAATATCGACTTGATAGTTTGAAATTCCTTCCGAAATTGTTATGCGACCTCTAGAGGCAAGGCTATAGTTGCCGTGACCAACCCCGAAGTACACCCTGTTTTGCGTTTCAGCACTAGGCAGCCAATGCCTGTCACGGTCTGCTAGGGGATAGGTAAGTGGCGAGCCAGCCACAATTCCTAGGACACCAGAAACGAATATCGGATCGCTCGGTGTCCTTACAGAGGAGCCAAGAGGTCCGACATCCACGATGTAGAAATAGGAAAGACGTGAGGTCGTGAGTGCAACAGAGTCCTCAAAACCATTTCCTGCGTCCCTAGACCTTGTTATTGTTGTAGAAATTGGATAGGGAAGCCTGTAGCTAGGGTTATTGAACCTCACAAATCCCTTGTATCTGCTCATAAAGGGATAAGAAAAGGTCCAAACGTAGTCACTCCATACAGTTTCGCTTGGGTTTGACTTCCCTGTACCAAGCGAAGAATACCCAAACGCAATCATGGCCGAGCCAGTTGGACCCACTCTAGGTATATTGTAATAGGAGCTGCCTGTCATGGTCGCTTCGTCAATTACGATATTCCCAATGTTCGCCTGGTTGTAGTACAGAGGGCTGGGAGTTTGACTGTCTGTAAAAACCTCTTCGGCACAAGGCAATGTTAGGAATCTTGTGTTGTGACCTATGGCCGAGCCGCTAATCATTGGGTAGGCAAAGGAGGCCAGATAGGTGAATCTCTGATCATAAAACGAAGAGGAAATTAGACCAGTGACACGATCAGCAATCACAACTCTTTCGTTGTTGCTGATCCTTGAAAAGAAGTCGCCAAAGAATACCCTGGCATTGTAGGAGCCAGAGTATGCGCTGTAGTTTTCCGTTTCAAATATGTCGTAGATTGTCACTGTGTTTACTCGCTAACCGATTATCTCATGAATTGCCTTGGAGGTCAAAAGTTGACTTGTTGTGTCATTGGTCTCCACTCCATCTCGAATGTAAGAACCGTAGAGTGTCATCTTGAATGTGCCTGTAAGAAAGGTAATGGTAGATTCGTTTTGCCCTGCCGTTACAAATTGTGGTACGTTAATCGATATCGGCAATTGCCATCCTAGGATGAGTTGATCAGATGGTTGTAGTATGTAAGGGTTAATCTTGTGCTTTGTTCTTGGTACGGCCGTTTCTGCCTTCGTTCCATTGTCTGCTGCTGGAAAGGAGATCCTTCTATCAAAAGCAGTTTGAAAAAAGTCACCCCTTAACCCTCTTGTGCTGGGGCTGATAATTCCGAGACCGCTACGAGAACCGTCATGTCCTGGAAATAGGGTGCTGTAATTGAGACTGTCATCATAGACTAAAGTGAAATCTTGGTAACCGCCCGAAACAGATATGTCGGTGCCTCCCAGGTCTATTAGCTGATATGGAGTGCTAGCAGCCGGGGTGCACATGCTCATGGAAAATACAAGAGAGCTGGTCCAATTAGATCCTGTTGTGCCAGAATTTGTTGGGTTTTGAAGCACAATGTCATTTGCTGTGATTGGTAACAATTCGCCTGGCGAAGATGAAATTTGCTGAGTACTGTCATACACAAGCTTGTCATAGGCATCCTTTGCGAAAGAAAATACCTGAGAGAAACCAACAATGTCACGAAGAGTGTCAATATAGGTTGGCGAGCTAGCATTCCAGTTAAGGACTCGGAACACAGGTATGGAGCTGGTTAGGCGTGTTTTCTGTGTCGAGCTTGCCCCTCCATAATTGCCAAGGGCCTTAAACAAATCCAAGCTCTGATTTCTGCGTTGGTTGAGCAGAAAACAGGTATTGATTGAGGCCGTGACGGTTCTTCTAGATCCAATGTTGTATGCAGACGTGTTTGGACTTCCGACTTGCCAGGATGCGGAGACTGCAATGACTGCCTTTTCCAATACAAAGGGACGGTCAATGTAATTCCTCATGTTCAGGACCTGAGACGAGGTAGCATGGAATTTCGGATGATATGGAAAACCAAAGTCACTTACACAATATCCGCTAGATACAAGCTTTGCAACCGAATTGCCTGGTGGGTTAAATCCGGCCGCGAAACCGATCATAAGATTATCGATGCCGTCACGGATTGCGTTAGGCAGAGGAGTAACGTTTGAGTTTATTTCATATCCCAGGCCTATTGGATCCCATGTCTTGGTGCTGAAATTGTAGTAGGCCATTGGGTAGGAAAGACCACCAACACCTGCAAATGTTGAGGAATTTTGCAGATTCAAGGACGTTGAACTGCGAACGCTGATATCGATTTCGATTTTCTGTTTACTCCACAGAGGAGAATCGAAACCTTCTCCAACTTGGGCTACCGAACTACCGGTGGCAAAGAACTTATTGTTTGCAGATTTCCCATCGGACTCATAAAGGCTCTGCTCGACAAAAGGCCGCATAGTAGCAGACTCAAGATTTGGAGCAGTCAGGGAAGAGTCTCCAATGACTCTTGACTGAATTGCACCAGAGCTTCGAATAGTTGTGGAAAGTGGAATATCAGAAACGTCTGCAAATCTCAGAGCAGCAGAGCCGCTTGGAAGACCAATTCCTGGAAAGAAGGAAGCGGTTACCTGTCCAAACACCATGGTCTTTAGGTCATCGAAAGACACGCCTTCTTGACCCACAAGACCTCTTGGGGAAAACTGAATTCTGGTTGGATATGAGCCCGACAGATTATCAAGCAATCCAAGTTGGACTTTAGGAGGACGGCCACGAGTCCTTGTACCTTTTTCTTGCCTTGCCATGTTTCAGGAACCTCTCAGAAGGCCACCAAAGGCGATAGAGTCTGTACCATATCTTCCCTGGTCGGGTCCATAAATGGTGGTACCTGCGGCGGCTGACTTTTGACTGTAGTTTTCTCGAATGTCCTCATCGAGCTCGACGTGAAGCTGCTTAAGCACCGAGATGAAAGCAGCCTCACTAGTATCGACCTGCGTGACAATTTGTTCATCGTTTGTGTCGTTGAAGGGAGTCCCAAGTCTCTCCTGGTAGTTAACGAAGCCCTCAATACGAATGCCCACGCCAAGGGAACCGCTATTGCCAACGTACTCCTGGCCCGAGTCGAGGAAGAACCTGGGGGTCAGGGGCGGGCTGTAGTCGATGAACTGCATAACCCTGTTTACGCCTCCTGTGGGGCTGTCATAGCCGTTCCCGTCCTCAAGGGAACCCTTGGGGCTTCTGGCTGGTCTGGAGCCCTCCTGAGGGCTTTTACGGAAAGGAATGGTCAAGGGTTCCACAATGGCCTCCTCCTCAGACTGAGGCCCGTCATTGAGGTAAATGGGCATTGGGTAGAAGTCTGGGTCCGCAATGTAGGCATCCTGGTCGAAGGGAATGACCTGGTCGTCAAACACCTTGGAATTCTCATATTCCGTCCAGGAACGAGCCTGACCATAGGTGACAATGCGGACGGCATGTCCTAGGTTGCCCGACCAGAGTTTTGGCTGGTTTCCTAGATAAAGCTGGTGAGCCGAGGTAATCTCCACGCCCTGACGGTAGGCGTCTATCTGACTGGTTCCGTATCCAGAACCACTCTGGGCAGAAACGGCCACGATCTGAGAAAGGCGATCCTCACCCGAGTCATCGAATGGATTAAACTCGTAGCCTGACAGACCCTGATATTCGTTGTAGCTTGGCATGAATGATACGTTTTGGCTAATACCTAGAGAATTCTCCGACAAACAACTGCAAGAGTATGGTGTCTTTCAGTCCATTGCGGTTGCTGTCTCCAAGATAGATATCTTGGAACAGATATTCTAGCTTCGGTCGCTCGAGCATGTGACTTTCTACCACAAAATTCGTGCCGATGAACTTGGTTTTTCTAGGAATGAGCTGACTGACGAATGTGCCAATGTTTGTGTCGAACCACTTATAGAACTCAAAGAAGGCCTTGAGGTTAACCTTGTTGGTTAGACGGTTGAAGTAAATGGTTCTCAGGTTTTCCAAACCAGGATAGTCCGGGGAGAACATAAGCTCCGGGTTTCCGAGAACGTTATCCAGGGAATCCAGGGTTGCAAAGATATTCACTATGTCCTGGTTGAGAGCGTCCACAACACTGTAATCGATTGTGAATTTGGTGTTGTCGGTTGGCTGCTCCGATCTAGGGATTTCATACACAGGCGCAGTCTGGGCCCATGGGGTACCGAGCACATTGGAGTATTCCGTGAAGGAACGGATCCTAACCTTGTCGATGGTGCTTGCCTCATCAAACTTCGGGGAAATGTAGGTGTAGTAGTAACGCTCTGGTGTGATGATACTGCTGGTCGCAAGGAAGTTGCCACCCGTGAGATGCATGTTGTTTTGCGAGAAATCGAAAATCGAAATGGTGCCCGTGGCACTGGAGGCTGTTACGATTTGGTCAGTATGGGCATCTACCCTGAGTCGTCCCCAGGAACCAGACTTATTGGTGATGAAGCTGAAGTTGGTAAGCGGATCCTCAACGCCCTTGGAACGGAAGTCCCGGGCATGCTCCGTGGTTTCCTTCTCAGTAAGGTACTTGGACCAGAAACGCATTTGGCTTACCTTGCCAGAGAAGTTGGTTGCTCTGGTCGTGGGGTCAGTTACCTCGGAGGTGTCGCCAAGGAAATGGTTTGAGGAGGTATCGATGCTTTGGGAACCAATGGCAAAATAAGAACCCGAGGCATTGAGAGAAGAAGAGTTGACCTGCCAGATTGGCACGGCCAGAGAACCAGAGAACTCATTGAAGTAGGAGGAGGTCGAGTAGGACTCCACAACAGAGCCATAGTTGGCACGAGCTGCTCTCAGGAAGTAGGAAGAGGACAGGCTGCTGCTGAGAATCTCCTCGTCGTTCCTAATGCGTCCAATAGAAACGTGCCACTTTTCTCCGTCAAAGAGATCCACACCAGTAATGCTCAAGGCCAAGTAGGGCGAGTTAGCGGCCGTGCCAGGTCTGCAATAGAGGTTAAGACTTGGTGAGGCACCGCTTACTGCCACCAGGTTTAAAGCCAGGCCCTTGCCAACCGTGGAGCCTGTCGTGTGAAAACGGACAAGGCTCTGAGACTGGTTGTTAACAGTGCCAGGTGCCCAGCGATAGATACCCTCGTAGGCAAAGGAACCAGAGGTCAGGTAGTGGTTTGCTGCTGGTGCTGCTCCGCCAACCAGAGGATAGCCAGGTTCAACTCTGGAGGCCGACAGATAGGAGCTGCTCACGAAACCGCCGCTGAGGAAATTGAGCATTGCAGCAATCTCGCTTCGACTATCTCTTGCGTAGGATAGTACTCTCTTGGTTGGACCTCCGTATTCACGGATACGGAAGTTGTTATCTGGATCTACACCAGTTGCCCTGATGAAGGACTTGACACCATGGACGGTTCCCTTGGAGGCAACCACATCCCTGAGGTTAACCAGAATACGCCTCCAGATTTGGTTCTGAATGTACTGTAGCGTGAAGGTGTTTGTGGATATGTTATCCTGAAGATTGTTGGCGTCTATGAACTGTGCAATGGACGAACCAACGAACATTGGAGGAAGCTCGATGCCCTGGGACTTTGCCAGCTTTTGAAGGAACTGATCCGGGATGGTGTCGGTTACATCATAGTCAACGAAACCTAGGTCAGAGAAAGCCTGAGTGTAGAGTTTCATCTCATCAAAGAACTTGGCCCAGGTGTACAGAAGAAGGAGCAGAACCTGCGTCGAGGCAAGTTTTGTTCCTCTTGGATCGGTGCTTGTGGTAAGGTCCTCCTGGATCTCACCTTCCTCAGTTTCAAAACCGCCTTCCACTTGACCCTCGGCCAAATAGTGCTTTGGAACCAACCTTGTGATGAGGTTTGGATTCGAGAGGTCATAAACGCTTGCCGATACCATTAGGGTTGAGCGGAAGTTGGTGACGGCCTCCTGAGTTGGGAAAAGGATTGGACAGTAGGACAGGTTCTCATAGGCCATTGGAGAGGTACCAGCCAGGGTGCCGGTTGCAACCTGTCTAACTCCTAGGGACACGCCTGCTGCCGAAAGTTTGCCATGGAGTGAGTTAGAGGATGCATCAATAACGAGATTGGAGTTGGAGCCCGAGGCCTCATTGAAGGCAAAGCGAAGCTTGAGATCGTCCGTGGCAAACACGGTCTTTTGCATGGATTCCTTTATGGAACTCACGTCTCGAATGGAGTGCCAAATACGGACCTCATCCAAAGCCCCAGAAAGGGTATTTGCAGGAACCCAGGAACTTCCCAGGGCGCTTCCAGATCCAATGATCATGTCGGCATTGGCCGACATGGTACCGAACTCAACTGGCATGGAGCTAGAGCCGAAGAACACACCATTGAGATAGGAACTTACCTTGTATTGGCCAGGGGTTCTGTCCCAGGTCCAGGCAAAGTGGTTCCAGACGCCCTTGTCGTAGGTCACGCTAAGACTTGAGAGATTGCTGCCTGAGGTAATCCAGAAGGTACTCGATCCACTGGCAGTGGAACCGGTGGAATTCAGAACTGCCATGAAGCCCATGGAGCCACTGTGCTTGTCCACAATGGCCTGATTGTCATTGGTGGTTGTGGGTGCAAAGAACCAATACTCCAGGGTAAGGGAATCGTCTCCTGGGTTCAGAATCGAGGAGCCGTCAATCTTCCTGGAAAGGTCAGGGAAAGCAGCACCGGCAATGTCCTTGACCGTAACCACCGTGCCACCGAAGGTTTCACCCCTTGTGCCAGAGAAGAACAGATACCCCTTGTTCTTGGGGTAATTGTCGTACACATGTTTCTCATAGCCCGTAAGGGAGTCAATGAAAGTCTCGGTCTCTTTCTTGGTTCCGTCGAAAGGAAAGGAGTTCTGAATCCTCTCAAAGGCAACGTTGACCTTTACCTGGGCCGAGTTGAAAAAGGTGTGGTTCTCAAAAGCACTCCAATCTACATTGAGTTGTTGGGTGCTCTTGAGTCCGGTACCCGCCGTGTCATAACGGAACGAACCGGTTTCCTGGATTGGTACGTCAACATTGCTCTCGGCATTCAAAAGGGTAAGAGTAACCGCCTGCGCTGCCTCGTTGGCCAGCGATCGAATGACGGCTGGCTCAAACAGGGAAGGACGATTTTCTGTTAGGCCTTTTGTGTTGTTGTAGGACATTACTTGGTAACCTTGAAGCGGAACCCGTTGTTGTTAATGTAGTAGTCGCTGCCGTTTTCTGTTATCATCAATTCGAACTCGTAGACTTCGCCTGGGTCGAGGTCGGCCATGTAGAAGTCAAAGTACATGCCATCACCATCGGTGGAGCACAGAGTTGCGGAGGAATCAAAGGGTACAATGACCTTCTTGGTGAAGGCATTGATCAAACGCCACTTCATGTTTCTGAGGATAACCGAGTTGGTTTTTGTTACAACCCTATAGGCCCTTGTGTCTGCCTGGTAGTCCTCAACGAAAATCCTAAGACGAGCCGTTTCCTCTTGGTTGTATACCTCCTTGAGGTTGGTGATGTTGACCACCCAATTACGCTCTCTGAGATTGCTGTTTCCAGCCAGTGTTTGCCTAAAGAAATAGTGACCCTTTGCAAAAACCTGAGTGGTATCTGGAGACAAAAGTTCGTAACGGAACTGCTGCTCCGAGGCACCGCTGAGGAAGGCGAAAACGGTTGAGTTGGAAGCCAGGTTGAGGTCTAGACTGGAGGTGTAGATGCCAGTCTGGGCAACGCCACCGAGCACCAACTGAGATGCACTGAAAGACTGAGAGATGACCGAGAGGCTTCTGGTGAGATGGGTGATTGTGGCGTTATGGGAAACGCTGAAGGAGCTGGTTGTGAACAGAACGCTTCTGCTTGCAATGAGGCGAAGCAGGGCGCAGTTTGGACCTGTAATAGAAGAGGATCCGCTTACGAAGTTTGCGTAGCTGCCGTTCTCGGAGTTGTAGAAAAACACCTTCTGGGCGCTGTTGAACTCCAATTCACCAGTGTCATCCAGAAGCTGATTATTGTACTTCACAATGAGTCTTGGTTGAAGAGCCTTGTTCTGAACGTGGCGGGTTCCAAATCTCTTGACGAACCTTGTGGTGCCATCGTTCTCTTGAGAGTCCACGAAGGAAAGTCTCCAGCCGTGGTTTGGCAACAGCCCGGCCATGCTTGCGCTGGTCAGAGTAGTAACGTCCATTAGGAGATCCTCGTTTCCAACCGAGAATACCTGGGAAACCGTGAGGTCCACAAGGCCACTGCCAAGGTTGCCAGAGGTCACAATGTCAAGGCCAGGGGAGCCAAGGGTTCCAGAGGCCCCAAGACCGCCCGAAGTCCACAAGGTCACGGCACCATTGGAAATGCTTGCCGTTAGGAAGTTGCAGGCATCCTGGTCGCGATAGGCAATCACGTCCGAGCCCCGACCCTCATCCCAGGACTTGGAAATCGGGATAAGACGCAGGGTGAAGTTAGAAGGAGTTGTCTGACCTCCGTACACGTCCTTAAGAGAAAGGAAGGTTTTGAAGGAAGAGTCGTTGGTGTTCAGCTTTCCGCTGGCTGTTAGCTGCTGGAGAGGAGCAAAGTCGAACTGAATCAGGCCTCTGGAACGCTCAATTACGCCACTCACCGAGGCCGTAAGGCTCAGGAAGGTTTCATTGTACAGCTTGAACAAATCCAACGTGGCCGCCTGGCCAACGTTGGAACCGCTGGTCCTGACGCCATTGATGTATTTGTCTGTGACGTAGGTGTCCTTGCTTGCTGTTAACAGTCTGTACATTGTTCTTCCTGCGCTTCTCTATTGGGCCTCAAACTGCCGTACCAATAATGTCCTGATTCTTGTACTTGATTTCGAAGATGGACCCAGGAGGGCCAAACAGAATTCCTCGAAAGGTGTTTGCTGGAATGTCAAACTGTTCCGAACTGTATGTCCGACTTCCATTTGTTCCATAGACGTTCTGAACCTCAACCGACACAACCGACACAACGCCAGGGGTGTTGAAAATGATGTTCTGAATGTCGCCAATGACCAGGGGCTGGTCAATCTCAAAGTTCTTAATGTCGAAGTAGTCCTTGAGCTTCTGCAAAACGTTTCTGATAACCAACTGACGGTTCTGGGTTGGATCGGTAACAACCTGGAACTGAATCTGGAGGTTGATGATTCGTGCGTCCAAAATGTCAATGGCGTCCGAGATCATGCGGTATTGATTAAGGAATAGAGCCAGGTTCTTCTTGAGAGTGTCTGGTGTTACGATGAGTTGGTTCTGGGCATTTCTGCAAACCACGAATAGCTGGCTGGCCAGCGGGTTATTTGGATTCGTCTGAATGCTAGCCCTGTAAACCCTACCAAAATTGGAAGGGAGTGTGTAGACCCTTGCTAGGAGGTCTTCCTTGGTAACGATTCTGCTCTGAGCGGCTGTAAAAGCAGGAATCTTCTGTTTGAGCTCCTGGATAGTTGGTGCATTTTCACCGCCAGCAGCCCTGTTCTCATTGGACACGTCAACGGAATTCCTTACGAAGGAAGCCATGTTTGGGGCTGGGTTGTTTGGAAAGGTAATGTCGAGGCTGGTGACGTTACGGATCGAGTCTGCCTCGACGTTGTGATTGAGACCACCACCATAGCGGTAGGTGACCGTGAGTGTCGTGTTAGGAGAAAGTACACCAAAGGTTGTGGTTTGCAAAAGATTGCCAGGATTTAGGGTGTATCTGGAAAACACCTTCTTGCCGTAAAGCGGAAGAGAAAACTCGCTGGGGTCTGGGATGATGTCGTCCTCGAGAGTCTCAGCACTACCACCACCGAAAGTAAGGGTGGTGATTCTGGTGTCCAGACTTGTTTCTGAGGTGAAACGGTAGGGAGCTGGAATCGGAACCAGATTTTCCCTTACGTCCTGGTTGTCTGGGGCGATGTTAGCAACAGCCTTGTAAACGGTATCCTGAGTGAGATAGTCCACCTTGTGATATTCATTTCCGTCGCTGTCCAGAACTCGAACAATCTCGGTCACATTCTCATTAGAAAGAGGAAGCTTCTTAAAGGCCTCAAAGGCACCAATGGAAAAAGTGTCCACGGCCCTAAAGCCAGAAATGCAAACTCCCTCAAGAGAAAGGATGAAGTTGGTTGGGTTATTGTTTTGGTCTCGGTTGCCGATTGCAATCGTGGCCTCTAGGTCACCGTTTTCCTTTGTACGAGTGAAGTCCAGGGTCTCTGTAAGCTCAAACTGAGTACCATTCTGGGCACGAGCCACAGATCCCTCGTGGATTATTGGAAGAGCCGAGGTGTCTGGAAGGGGAGGATTGGAGCCAGAGGCTGGAACCTTGACATAGAAGGCACAGTCAACCACCGCAGGTGCAGCACCAACAATTGGAACGCCTGCCTTCTTGAGGTGGCGCTCGATGTTATTGGTTTCGGTTGAGGAATCTGGGAAGTTTTCCTGGAACTGGTGATCGAGATAGAAGGACTGAACGTCGCCAACATAGGCCGCCATGTCCATTAGAAGGCCACCCAGACCTGCCTCAGAAAAGTCCTTGATGGCATCAGGAAAATAGGTTCGTGCATACTCAAGCAAATCAGCACGGAGAGCGTCAAAATCCTTGTTAAGGTACTTTCGCTCCCTGATGGTTTTCAGAATCTGGGTTTTGCTGTCTATTGTCACGAGAAATCCTAGGGTGGTAAGAGATACAAAGCTAAATAACGAACAGGGTGATTTCCAGCATCTCCTCTGTTAGATTTAGTGCTGGGATGCCATACATGAGGGTCAGGACCACGACGCCCGTGTAGAGGTTGTCAACGTAGTTTGGCTTGGACTCGTAGCCAATGAGGTTGACAAAGGACATGTACTTTGACACGGCCGAGGAAATTCGTCTCATGGCCTCTTTGTCGAAGTCTTCCTTGTTGGACCACTCCGTGAGCAGCGGCCTTAGGTTAGCACCGAAGTCATACATGCCCAACCTTTCTCCGTGATTGGAAAGCACCAGATTTCTGAGATTGTCCGCAAGCTGTTCCCTGAGGGAGTAGTGCATTACAAACAGGCCCCGCCCATTTTCATCCAATTCCAAGGGCGTCTTAATACCAATTGGCAAAGGATCCGGGCGAATGGTACGCAAGGCATTGCGGCTGGCACCCTTGGTGCCAACGTCCTTGAATGAGAGCATTGTGTTTTTGTTTGCCACGGTTCAGTCTTGGTAATTATCAGCCACTTGAGGGAGTGTAGCGTCTGATTGCGGCCGGGTCGATCGTGACAATCTGTTCTGGAATGGCCTCTCGGCCACCAAGTAGTCTTGGGTCCTCGGCATCAAATATGTAGTCGGGCCTAAAGTGCCCAGTGTAGGCACCCGGTTGTTCCAAAAAGCTCTTGAGCCGCCCCAGTTCCTCTGCAACGTAGCTATCCACAGCATCTGCAACACCATCTGCCAGCCTTTGGATTTGTTGTTCGGCCAGGGTTCTCTGCTCGGTGGTTAGAGTCGAGCCAGCATTTAGCCATGTGTTAACAAGGGCCTGCTTGATGTCATTTCTGAGTTTCTGTCTTGTCATGGTTGGTTTCCTGGCGAAAGGTCATTGACCGAAAATTTTCTTGGACTTGGCGTCGTCGGGGCGAACCGTGTCAACCTTCTGCTTGATTGCCTGAATGTTGGCTGCAACCTGAGGCCGTTCCGTTTGGGCCGTTACCACAAGCTGAGTGATTGGAGAATATGGAATAGCTGTGGCTGAGGTGAAAGCCAGGTGGTGGCTGTCAGCGATTCTCTTTACCTCATCAGCAAGGGCCTTTATCTGTGTCTTGAGTTCCTCGATCTGTGCCTTGTAGTAGGTGAATCTGATGTAGGGCTCCTTCTCGTCCTCTCCTCGTCCAAGGATAATCCTGTGAGCCTCAAGCTGCATGTCTGCATCCTTGTCGATGTAGAGATAAGCCAGGGTGCCGTTGGAAGTCTCTGCGTCTGAGGCAGTGGCTGCGGTACTCGGAGTTCCGCCTCTCTGTGCGGTGTCCCTAACGCCCTCTCTAACGATTAGGATTGTGCCATCAATGTTAGAGTCCGTGTCCCTTCTGGCGACCACTCTGATGTGATCGGCCTTGGAAACAACGTAACTCCTTCCAAAAACCCCATTTTCCTCTGGCTGGACGTTTGGAAGGGCCTGATCTGGGTATTCCTGACCCTCATTACCATTGGCAAGAACCAAGCGAAAGTTCTCATCGGCCCGGCTTTGCTGAACCACATAGACCTTTGCGGCATCATGTCTGTGATCGGGGTCACCTTCTCTTGGGTTGGCCTGGCCTTCCCTTGAGCTTCTGAAAGGATTTTTGTCCGTCTCTCGGAAGTTTCGGGTGTTGGTTGTTACCAGGGGGCTGGTGCTCTTGTCCTGCGGGGGATTTGTGCTCTGCGAGCCCTCACGGGGGTTGTTTCCTGGCTCTGGAAAGTAGCGACCCCTACCTGCGATGATTTGAACGGCGGCGGCCTGTCTTGGGGCCGTTGGAGACGATCTCTGGATATCCACAGGGGTATCCTGGATCGACCCGGAGATAGGACCATTGCGGTCCTCTCCCAGAACGATAATGGCATTGTTGGAACCCTGGAGAACAAACTCCTGAGGTCTTTTCTTCCATCTTGGAACTGGCTCCGGGGTAATGTACCTAGCAGAGACGCTAGTGTCCGCAATGACCTGATAGGGATTTGTGTCAATGGTTCCGCTAGGCTGGAGAGTAAACGTGTCAGCGGTATTCCCACCGTTCTGAAACCCGACTGCGGGTGGGCTTGTGTTTCTATCTGAAACCTGCTTGGTTGTGTAGTGGGCCGGATTTGAGGTCGGGTCAAATCTCCTGTCATAGTGGGTGAAGTTGGCGTCCTCGACCGTCTGCTCGCTGTGGATTCTGGTAAGCCAGTAGCCAACCTTTGCACCGGTACCGCTGTAGTCCTCATAGATAACAAACACCTGCTCCCCAGGTTGAACCGGGAGCATGAAATGCGAGGAGAACATGGGGAAAAAGACGGCATGGGTGCTCGGACCAACGCCACCCTGGTTGCTTACGATACGCCCGATGATGGAGCCGACCGGCATTATGTCAATAAGCTCTGGGTTGTTGACAAGATTGGCAAGGTCGTCCAGGTATTCCTCCGAAAGAAGGGAGGTGTCCATGATTACGTCCACAACCACTGCTCTTTGAAGGGACGGGGATTCCCCTTGGGTTGCAAGTTGCCTTACATGGCCCTCGATTGAGGATCCTGCTCTTCCAATCCTACGAGTAGCTGTAGTGACGATACGGCTCATAACAGAGATAGATATAGACTAACCCATTTTTCAAGAAACTCAAAGGAATCCTGAAGGAATGGGCTTACTTGCCGTATCTGAAAATGCCCAAAATCTGGTTGAGGGCACTGAATGGATAGGTCAACTTATAGGTATTTCCCTTCCATTGAAAGACCACGCCCTCGATGGCATTCTTAAGCTCACCGGTCTGAGCCATCTTTGCGAGGTTTGCGGCAAGTTTTGCCGACATTTCAGGGTTGAGTGCACCGGAATCCAACTGGTCCTTGATGTTATCCAACTCCTGAGCAAGCCTCTGTGTTTCTTTCTTGGGCTCCAAAAGAAGAATGCTGTGTAGGTCGTTAAGAACCTGAAGGGTCAGGAGGTTGATTCCCATCACCACATCCTCGATTGCTCTTTTGCCAATCAAGTCGGCCTTTGCAAGGAGCTCCTTGACAGCAGTATTTTGTTCAAGAGGAGTGTTACCAAGAGAAATCCTTGCAGCCTCTAGAGCAACTAGAATCGCTTGCCTACGTTCGCTCGTCTTTCCATCAATGGCAGCCAAGGCTTTTCGGGCTTCTTCTGGCCATTCACCAATTTGAGGAAGACTTGAGGCAAGGGCTGATTCCACCAGGTCTCTGAGGGTTGAATTGTTGCTGAGACCATACTTGCCCTGTACGAAGTTTAGGGCCTGAAAACCCTCTGCAAAGGCCTTTACATCCTTCACGCCCAGAAGCTGTCTAACCTTTGGACCATGAATTTGCCAGTTCTTCTGGGCAATTTGCGTCTTGGTATTTCCAATCAAACTAATCAGGGAGTTGAAAATCTCAGGGTTCTGCATCTGAACAGCCTCTCCGTTCTGGTTAACGGACAAAGCCGAATCATGGATAACGAGATGGTCGCCATCGTAGTTGATCACGTTAGGGTTTGCAGAGCTTGTCACCTCAGCAGAAAACCACACATTACCATTTGGACCAAACAGTTTTGACAGAACATTCTTATTCAGATGCGAGATGCTAGCCTGCAAAACGTCATAGGCCTCCAAGTAGGCAGTCTGTACCTTTGGAAGTGCAGCCCACTTGGCAACAATTTCCTCACGACCAATTCCACCAGTCTTGAGATGGCTCTTGTTTCGGGCAAACTTTACCTGACCCTTGGACACGTCATAGGTGAAGAAAACGTTCTGACCGTCAATCTTTTCCGTAACCGGAATGACATTTTTCCTTGAGGCCAGAGTTCGGAAGATATCCTTGATCTCAGCAAAGGTAAGGTCCAGGTTATCCTGGAGGTGAGACATGTGTCCACCAAGACCACCCTCAGTCAAGTAATGTTTGACTCCAATCTCCTCTGTGAAGCCGTAGTCCAGAACAACCACTCTTCCATCAGCGGTCATACCCAGATGCTCATCACGCATCATGATGTCGTCCAGTTCAAGACCCATTGTTCTTTTCATCTCTAGAAGTCCAGTTAGAAAAGTCACAGTGGTTGACATGTCTATCTTTGCCATGGCATGAGCCATTTTTGTTTCACGTTTTTTGAGCTCTCTCTTGCAGGCCCTGATGACAGTCTGAAAAAGCTCAGGATCTACTGGCTCATCGTCCCTCTCAGCATTTTCGATTTGAGTTATCTTAGGTCTGAGCGCAACACCTTCATGTCCTTCTGGTCTTGGAAAGCCATGAAACCAAATATACTTGTCCCACTCAACATAGTGTTCCCTGAAGCCGCTATGGATAATGTTCTCGATGCTTTTTGTTGAGTCTTTGGATGCAAGCTCGAGCTCGCGGAGTAAAAACGAAATGTTGTAGTCAGACGGGAAGCCCAGGCGAGACCGTGCATATTGGCCTCTGCCGGTATCCAGTGGTTTCACCAATTCCGATATGATCCAGTGGAAATCTCGGTCGTAGTCGAAGACCTTGGCAACCACGGGCTTAGCCAAAGGATTGCTGAATACGTCCACCTCGGCTTTGTTCTGCGCCTTGCCAGCCGATCGCATCCCATAGGCAATTTTGAGAACCTTACCGGAGTCATACAAAAATACGGCTCTGCTGGAACCCTTGCCAAGGAATTGAAGACGTGCCATGGCATACTCATAGGCTTGCTTTTCACTAAAGAGTTTTCGGAACTCTCGAATATCAAAATGCTTGTTGCCGGTTACTCGAATTTCACCCATTTCCTCCTCTAGTGGTCTATTGGAGGTCTCTATGAATTCAAGTAGTGATTGGAGGTTGCTCACGGGTTGCTCTCAGTGCCCATCCTGGGCGGTTTTCTGAATGTGAGCATACATCTCATCCTCGGTCATGGTTTCATCAATCTGCTCCTGGGAGGCACTGGAAACCATCTCGGCTAGCTTGAGGATTTGATCATTGGCCTTGGACATGCGCTCCATGTACCTGGAAAGGTTCTGACCATGGATTGCGTGCTCCGTGGGATTGGTGGAAACGAACACATAGAGGTCTGCCCACATGATGTAGGCGTTGTTTCTGTCCTGCACAGCGTTCTCATAGATTTGCTTCCACAGGGCCTTCTGCTTGTCCTCGACCGAGGAAAGGTTGTTCAGAAGCCCGGAAAAGTCCAGGAGCTGACGGTTGATTTTCTGGTCAAGCTCGTGAACGTCAACGCCCTTGAACTTCGTTGGTTCTCCTGTTGGAACCGAGGGCTCATCCGGTGGCATTTGACCTGGAAAGGATTGAGCAGGAGGAGTGTACACATTGGATTTTTTGCGTGTTGACATTCGTAACCTCTTGATATCCCCTAATTAGGGAAGGAAAAGCGAAAGTCCAAGGTTATGAGCACCAGTCCTCAAGTCTACATCCACCTAACCGACAAACAGGGTGCCCTGGGCATTCAGAAAACCAAGACTCTCTGGGCAAGCTCCATCGTTGAGGGCGTCTATGCCGTTGCCGTTGGAGGAACCTTCGTTCCTGATGTTCAGATGACACGCCTGGGCCGGGCAAAATCTCGTTTAACCGCCGTCTATTTCACGACTCCTCTTCTCCCGGACTACTGCACCCCAGAGGAGTGCGTCTGGAAGCACTCAGAAATCCCTGTAACAATCGTCAAAATCGCCAATGCACTCCAGGCCAGGCGGGACCTTGACAGCTCCCTAGGGGTTTTAAACAAAGACTCCTATCGGGAGCGCCTGATGATTCCCACAAAAGAGATGCCAGATCCAGAAAATCCCCCAGACTTCCTAATTGACGAAAATCTAGAAACCCCTACAATTAAGGCCTTGGTTGAGAATTTGGTGGAAAACGTCCTTTTGGGACTGTCAGAGGAGATTGAGGAGGCCGCAAAGACCCCGGAACAGGCAGCCCAGGCCAACTTGGCCCTGTATGGCATATTTCTAGGTGATGTGATTCACCTTTATCTGTTTGACAAAAGCAAACTGACCACATTCATTGAACTACGGGATCTCTTGAGGGAGTCCAATGCAGTCTTCGACAGGCGACTCCCTGAGATCCTACCGCCTGATCAGGCTGGAAAGATAACGACCTCTGAGCAAGTCAAGGCGTATGCCGAGCAGCTCCTAGGAGAAATCCTCCTGGGCACCATTGCGGCCACGGTGGCCTTTGAGCGGAGCCAAAACAACGAGAAGATTTGGAGAGTGACGCAGTCTTCCGCAGAAAAAGGATATGGCCCTTTGCTGTATGAGGCTATGATGACCTTCATTAATGGAGACTGGATTGCTCCTGATGCAAGCTCGGTGAGTCCTTCAGCAGAAAAGGTCTGGTCTACGTTTGCAAAAAGACCTGACATGCAAAAGGAACCCTCTAAACAGGAAAATCATCGCCACGACCCTGATGAGGCCCCTGATCTTACATTCATCTATAAACCCAAGGGTCCACGAGACACTAGCGCCCACAAGAAGCTACTAAACAACGCTGACCATCCAAGCAACCAACTTACAAATCCCGGCAGGTTCTTTTCGCAGATAGGAAGTAAGTTCTTTAGCAAGAAGTATCAGGCGGCCATTAGAGACGGACACTGAGAACTCAGTTGTCCTCTAGTCTCTTGATTTCCTTGTAGTGCTTCTTGAGAGAACTGAGGACAATGGAGAGCTGCTTGGAGCTTAGGTTGGTCATTTCCCTGATGTAAAGAAGAACGGCCCTCTTGCTGAGAAGGTCAACTTCCTCAATCCTGGAAACCAAGTCCTTGATGGCCCTGACACAGATGATTTCACTTTCTGTCTTGACACGACCCTCAATGGCATCCACCATCTTCTTGAGCTGTTCATGGGCACTGCCAGAGCTAAGAACCTCGTCCCAGCTAGGCATCACCTGATAGTTCTCAATCATCTCTAGGTCTTCTTTCGAGATTTCATCCCGATTGTCGATTGAGATATAGGTCTGAGTCTTCTTTGCGTTCTGCTTGCTCTTAATCGTAAGCCAGTTTTTAGCAACGACATTGAAATAAGAGAAGGCCTTAGAACCCTTGCTAGGATTGAATTTGCCAACTGCCGTGTATAGAAATTCGAGACACTCACTTTTTAGATCCTGCTTACTTTCATGCATGACGGTGAAGCCGTACACATTGATCAGGTTCTCGACCAAGGAATCAAAGGCAGGCAGGATTTCCGTCACATAAATCTTCTTCTTGCTCTCCACATTGGATGCCTCCTGATAGGAGACAATTGCGGCTTGCGTCTTCTCGTCAAAATAGTTGAGGCTAGCCTTCGTGCCTGGCTTCCTGCGGGTGATTTTCTTTCTCTGAAGTTTGGTGCCTAGGTTACCCTTGCTCATGTCGAGCGAGTTGTCCATCCCAAAATCTTCCACCGGAAGGCCAGTGATGGCTTCCTTCATAGAGACAATCTCACGATCAAAAGCACTGTGATCGTAGGAAGACACCTTCTTGAACTTCTTTCGACCTGTTCTTGGCTTGTTGGCCTGAGCAGTTTCATGTGTTTTCGTAACCAAGTTAAAGGCGTCCTTTCATTGGAGAGGAAGGTTTGGCCCTCTGTCCAGGGAAGATCCATCAAAGTCCGATGGAGGGGCTACTCTAGCACCACCCTGGGCTAGAGCCTCTGGAGACGGGATCTCCTCTTCTTGGATAACTACGTACTTCTGCTTGCTTCGATCCACAAATTTCTGAACCAATCTGGTCACAGCAATTTTTCCGGCCTTTAGTTCAGCCATGGATTCTTGCACAACCATCTTCACTTCCTTGCTGTCGAAGAAAAGCTGCATCTTGAGAATTTTTTCAAGGCTAGCCTCGACTGACTCAAGACTCTCTATGGCCTCGGAAAAATCATCTTCCAGAAGGAGAATGATGTTTGAGAAACGCCACAGATAGGTTGCTGCAATACCGAGCACCACGAGGAGCATGAGATTGAGCAGAGCAGAAATAACCAGAAACCAAATCATATGATGCCCTTCAAAGCCTCGGTGTAGTGTTTAGCAATGGCCTCAAAGCTGTATTCCTTCTTGAGAATCTTGGAGAGATCCTTTGCCCACACTGTTGGCAAGCTAGGACTTTCCACAAACTTCTTGAGCTTGCGCTTTGCGTCATCCTCCGAGACTCGGCCCCACTGGAAACCCTGCTGGAAGATTTGACCGTCGATTCTGGACTCATGTACCGGAGCCAGTGTGGTGTCCACCTTAATGTACTTACCCCGACCCAGGAACTCTGTGTGAGCCGACCACCCGGAGGCGATTACAGGAAGGCCAGAAGCAGCCGCCTCAAGGATTGGGAGACCAAAGCCCTCACCCCTGGTGAGAGCAACCATGGCCTTAAGGGTTGGATTACGATACAGGCCTGCCACTTCTTCATCCGTCATATCGCCGTGAAGGAGGTAGAAGCGTGGACTCGAGGTCTTCTGAACCTCGGTAAGAAGCTGGCTAAGAACCTGCTGGGTCTTAAGACGATCGATGGTGGTATTTCTACCCATGTTCGTCTTGATGACTACGCCTACATTTGGAGAATCCTTGAACTGCTCCGCAAGCCACTTACAGGTGTAGAAAAGATTCTTGCGATCGTTTTCCGGGTTGTTACCAGTGATCTGTCCAAAGACCAGGAAGTTGAAGTCAGTGGTAGCTTCCGTGAGAGGAAAGGGCTTAATGTCCTCTCGGAGGATGGCATCCACAAAGCTTTCTGGAACCACCTTGATTTCCTTCTTGAGAACCTTGCCGTCTCCTGTCAGAACGCCCTTCACAAACTCCGAGGGAGCAATGATGAGGTCCATACGGTTGCATGCATTGATCCATTCTGGATTACACCGATCAGCCTCCACAGCAGCCGTTAGGCCCACGTTGAAGTCTGCCAAAAATGGGTTCCACTCATTTGGAAGCTGCAACTGTAGGGAAACGTCATACTTCGGCTTCTGTATGCTGTGTTGGATGATGCGACCAATCAAACCCCCGTGGGAGTCAGGATCGGTAAGCCATGGCGTGTCACCCCACCTGAGAGGCTCCGTTACTACCTCAATATCTCCACGACTGTCGGCTAGGTCAAATAGCCAACGAGCAATCTGCCTGGCATGAACTCCATAACCGGATTGAGTCAAGAGAGGTGCTCTAAGAATAACGCTTTTCACTATCAGGCCTTCTTTCTTTCGATTTTCGTAACCTTGACTTTGCTCAGAATCTTCTTATCCTCGTGGGGAATCACAGGCTCCACAGTATTCTGAACGCTTGGAACAACCATTGCTGGAGGCTGGTTCGAGGCAGCCGCATTCTTCCTGTCTTCTGCAAGGGCATTAACCGTCTTTGGAACGCCTGGCGAGAGTGGGAATAGCTTGGCCATGGAAGATTTGTTGGTCTTGAAGTTTTCGATGGTCGCAAGCATGGTTCTGTCCCACTCGCTAATCATCTTGTCAAAGGAGAACTCGTGGTCGCAGTAGGCCATGACCTTCGTCTTCATCTCGGCCTTCTGCTCTGGAGTCATCTCGTAAATCTTCATAAGAGCCTCAGACACCTGAGTCTCTGTGCAAAGGTCCTCATAGATGTAAGGAACAAGCTGAGAGCCCACAAGGGAACGCTTGATTGGCTGAATGGCTGCTCCGTGCTCCGAACCATCTCTGTAGTCGATAACCTGGCGAGTCATGCCGCCAGTGCACAAAGCCACAATGGGCTTGCCAACCATCATGCTAATCATTGTGGACAGACCGAAGCCCTCATTCTTGGAAATGTTGATGCAGGTATCCGTGATATTGTGCATGAGGTTCATCTGCTCGAACTGTAGCTTTTCGGTGGAGAACCACACGTTGTTGCCTAGGCCAAGCTCCTCACTAAGGGCCAAGAGATTTGGACCCTCTGGATCACCAGGATCGGTGTGCATGATTAGGGTGGCATTGCGATGGCCATGCTTTGCCTCTAGGTCCTCAAGAAAGACCTTCCAAGCCAACAGAAGGTCGGCTGGCATCTTTCTCGTGGCATTCCTGTTAACCCACAGAACCTGGAACCAATCGGCACGGAGACCGTAATTCTGCTTACGGGCCAGAGCAACCTGATCCTCAGGGATTGGGAAATAGATGCTCTTAGGGAATGCGTGAGGAATGTAGTTGGTCTTATCCGGGAAAGCGGTCTTGACCATTTCGAAAGTCTTGTAGGACAGACAGTTAATCAGGTCCGTGCCCTCGTACCATGGGTAGTTGAACCTTGGATATGGGTCATTGTCCCAAACGTGCCAATACACAATTGGGCAGACTTGACGAATTTCGTCTTCCATCTCCCAAACCCACATGAACTGCCTTGGATCGGTGAAGAGGAAAATCGCATCTGGCTTCTCTGTGAGAAGGATGCTGCGAATCATCTCCTTGTTTCCGAAACCGTCCACCGGCTTCACAATGAAATCGGGATTGACAGCCACGGTGTCATAGTTGGCGTGCTTAATAGCTCCACCAAGACAACGAAACGACCATCTGCCGGTCTGGATTAGACCCTCAATCAGGAAGCGAGCCTGGACACCAACACCGCTAGGTGCCAAGGGGTGATCTGACAACATGAGGACCTTTTGCTTCTTTTGTGGCTTCACAAAAAGGTCGTCATCAGACAGCAATTCTGTATCGTTTGATACTAGCAACGATTCTACCATGTTCTTCTCTTTCCCTATGTGTTAGTGGAACGTAACAATATTCGAGGAAAACCTCGGATTGTGCAAAGGAAGGCTATAACGCCAGCTCTTTTTCGAAGTCGGCCTCGAACATCAATTTGGCCAAATCCTTAAACGTCACGCTAGGAGCCCAGCCCAGTTTTTCCTTGGCCTTGGCGTAGTCGCCCTTAAGGAGAGGAACCTCATGGGGACGAAAAAGCCTTTCGTTGATAACAAGGTGGTCATCGACCCTTAGGCCTGCCAACTTGAAAACCTCCTCAAGGAACTCACGAACAGAGTGTGTCTCACCAGTAGCAAGAACATAGTCGTCCGGCTTGTCCTGTTGAAGCATCTGCCACATGCCCCTGGTGTAATCAGGTGCCCAACCCCAATCTCTCATGGCCTCGAGATTTCCCAACTCAAGATTAGCCTGCATTCCAAGCTTAATTCGGGCGGCTGCCTGAGTGATCTTGCGAGTCACGAAAGTCTCACCTCGCCTTGGTCCCTCGTGGTTGAAAAGAATGCCACAGGAAATGTGAAGTCCGTAGCCCTCACGGTAGGTTCTGCACAGATTGTGTGCACACAGCTTTGCTGCCGCATAGGGACTGACAGGCGTCATCTTAGTTTCCTCGTTTTGAGGAATGGCCACGTTGTCTCCGAACATTTCAGATGATGAGGCTTGATAGAAGCGGGCCTTTGGCACGACTTCCTTATAGGCATTGAGAAGCCTTAGAGTACCACCCGCAACAACATCCATAGTTTCCTCTGGAACCTCAAAGGATACCTTAACGTGGGATTGTGCGGCCAGATTATAGATTTCGTCTGGCTTCCACTTATTGAGGATTCGCCAAAGGCTGTAACCATCAGACATGTTGCCCCACTCGGTGTAAAAGCGGGGATTGGTGTAAATGTGCTCTACTCTGGCGGTATTGAAGGCACTGGTCCTTCTTCGAAGGCCAACAACGCTCTTGTAACCCATTTCGAGCAATTGCTCTGCAAGGTGAGAACCATCTTGACCAGTGACGCCCGTTATGAATGCAACACGCTCACCGATTGGTTTAGACATGACCTAAGCATAGTGATCCCTGAATGTTTGTTTATCAGCGGTTTACGCCACGAACATTCGGGTAATTTTCCATAAACCATTGGCAGGTCTTTTTGAGGCCCTCAGCAAATGGTGTGTAGTCCGTGGCTTTCCAGCTAGTCATACTGAGCAATCTTACGTTGGTAGATGGCTTGCGGAATTGGCCTACTGGAGCAGACTCATCAAAAACAAGCTCTCCTGTGTACCCAAGGTACTTTGCAAGGAGTCGAGCCACGTCCCCGATGGACTGTTCCTCGGAGACCCCAATGTTTAGTGGCATGTCATCATCATATTCCTTGGAGACCACGACCAAGATTCTTGCAATGTCCTCAGCATACGTGAACTCCCGGAGCTGTTTGCCATTTCCCCAAATAGTAACAGTGGGCTGATTGAAAAGTCTGGCTTCCCAAATCCTTCGCATCAGAGATGGAATGACATGCCCATTAATCAGATCGAAGTTGTCGTGCTCGCCGTAAATGTTGTTGGGAATGACAGTGACATACTTGAGCCCGTGCTGTTTCCTAATGGCCCTTGTGTATACGTCAAGCATTCTCTTTGCAAAGGCATAGCCGAAATTGCTGGGATGAGGAGGACCGGCATGAAGCTGTTCCTCGCTAAGGGGCCACTTAACAAAGGGGGCATCTGGATACACACAGGTTGACAAAACCGACACCACCCTTGGCACCCACGCCTTAACACAGCCATTGAGAATGGTGGCGTTCATCACTGCATTGTCATGATAGAAGTCAGCCAATCCCTCTGAGTTTGCCACAAGGCCACCTACACGGGCAGCCAAGTGATAGACCACATCAGGAGACGCATCTAGCAGACAGGCCTTGGTTTGCCCATGATCACGGAAGTCACGACGCTTACTTGAGGGAGCCTCAAAAGGAACCTGTTGCTCAGTGAGCACCCTTGAGAGGGCATTTCCAAGCATACCAGAACCCCCGGTTATCAGGGCCTTTTCGGTCATTTCTTGCTCTGTTCGTTAATCCAGTGATATGTCTTGGCGAGGCCGACCTCAAGGGGCTCCGAAACCTTCCATCCCATCTTCTCTTCAAATAGAGTATTATCAGACCTGCGTCCCATAACACCAATCGGACCAGGAATGTGGTTAAGCCGAATGTCCTTACCGGCAATCTTGGAGATCATCTCAGCAAACTGGTTAATGCTGACCATCTCCTCAGAACCGATGTTCACGGGACCAAGGAAATCCGACTCCATGAAACGCTCCACTGCCTTGAGACACTCATCGATGTAGAGGAAGCTTCTCGTCTGCTTACCGTCTCCCCAGACCTCAATGGAGTCGCTGTTCTTGGCCATTGCAATCTTGCGACACAGGGCCGCAGGAGCCTTTTCCTTGCCGTTATTCCAGGCACCCTCAGGACCGAAGATATTGTGGAACCTGGCAATCCTTACGTCCAGCCCATAGTTGCGATTGTAGGAGAGATACACACGCTCACTGAACAGCTTCTCCCACCCATACTCCGAGTCTGGATTGGCTGGATAGGCACTGGACTCAACACAGTTGGGGTTATTTGGGTCTTCCTGATTGTGGGCAGGATACATGCAGGCACTGGAACTGTAGAAAATCTTGGGCTTCTTGGCGCATTGCACAGCAGCCCGAACCACGTTTAGGTTAATGAGAGCCGAGCTGCTCATAACATCGGCATCGTGTTCCCCGGTGAAGATATAGCCAGCCCCGCCCATATCTGCGGCCAACTGGTAAATCTCGTCAAAGCACTCCTCCTCAGGAGCGAAGCGGTTGATCACCTTGTCAACGAAAAACTGGAAACGGAGATCGCCCTTGACAAAATCGTCAATCTGGTTGCCAAGGTCCGTGTACTCATGGAGCTTAATGTCCACGCCACGAACCCAACAGCCTTCCTTTTTCAGCTTTCTTGCAAGGTGTCCACCGATGAACCCACCTGCACCAAGGACCAATACTCTCTTCTGTTTTGTCATTTGCTGTGCTCTTTCATTTCGTCCATGACCAATCGAAGACCTTGACTAAGGCTAGTGGTCGGCTGCCAAATGTTCAGAATGTAAGGGTCTGGCTCATTTCGCTTATCCAACTGCACCGAGTCAATGGCCTTGGCAGGCACAACCTTTACACCGCCTCCGACCATATCGGCAATGAGGTCAGCGACCTCCTTTACAGAGGACCACTGGAAGTTGGTGATGTGGTATTCCTTGTCCCTTGGAAGAATCGAGTAAAGTTCTGAAACCCTGAGCAAGGCACGAGCACAGTCCTCAGCATAAAGGAACTGCCTGACCTCCTGACCAGAGGTCATCATGTCAATGACACCAGTCTTTTGGGCCTTGAGAATGAAGTCTGTGATCACATGGGACTTGTTGAGGTCACGCTCATAGCCATAGACGTTCCAGAACTTCACGACAATCCCATTTAGGGTTCTCGTGTAACACTCACCAATTGCCTTTGCCACTCCATAAGGGGAATAGGACATGTTGGACATTTGGCTGCTAGCAAAGACAAAGGGTTTATTCCTTCTTTGAAGCTCCTCGAACACGTTGTACATAATGCCGACATTGTTGTGAAGGAAGTCGAAGGTGTGCTGGTACTTGGACAAATAGACAGAGCCACCCACATCGAAGGCAAGAAAGAAAACGAAATCGGCTTCCTCGATTTTCTTGGACCAGTGTTCAGGGTGAATTTCCAAATCAGGTTGACGCAAGTCCTGAGTCTCAGGTGAATTGACGATATCAACCTCCAACACCTCATGTCCTTGTTTTTGCAAGAATGCCGTTAGGGGCGCACCAATCTGTCCTGCTGATCCTAGTATGAGATACTTCACAGGTTCATCTCCTTACTGCCGAAAAAGCCTTACGAGCCCCTGCTGGGGAGTCCAGGCCCGGACCATAGAAGTCAAAGGTCCAATCTGGAAACTGCGACTGCCACCATTCCTCGGTTCGAATGTGCCAAAGGTGAGAGTGGAACTCACATCCAAAGCACTCCGAAAAAGACAAGGCAGAACCACTCTTTGCCACTACGTTAATCTGTCTCGCAATCTCAATCACGTCGGAATCATCGAGGTGACTGAGAACGCAGAAGCAGTTGAAGATTGCCGGTCCTGATAGTTGAAGCTTGTCAATGGCATCCTGGGCAAAGGCGTTAATCCAAGAAACTTTCTGGTTCTCGGGGTAGATTTTCTTGGCAATCTCCAGAGCAGCCGCACTTGGCTCAATGGCAAAAACCTTGTCCATGGTTTGGCTCATAAGGTTGGCAACCCAACCAGAACCGCAACCAATGTCCACGCCTATCTTGATTTTTGGATGAGCATCCAGGAGCTTGCCCAAGGGGGCATCCTGGTTGTACTGCACTCGATTTGCAGTATTGTGCTCGTGCCCGGCCTTTTCGTATTCGAACTTGCCGTTCGAGACGTATTCGGAGTTGTGGGCCTCATAGCTGTTTGTCATTCGTTAATCCAATCCTCAAGGTAAGGCTCATAGGTCTCGGGATTGCTGTAGTGACCGCTTACCTTAACCTTTTGAACCATTTCCTCATAGAGCTTCACAAACTTGTTGATATTGGACTTGAGGTCATAGAGATCCGTGAATCTCTTTCTGGCAATGTTACCAAGCCATTCCCTGAAATCCTTGTTGTCCCTGAAATTCATGATCTCGTAAATGTAGCTGTCAAAGTGACCGTGCACGAAACCTGCATTGCCAATTGTCTCCACATGGCCGTTGGCAGTCTGACCGAAGTGGGAAATAACTGGCTTACCAAAGGCCATGGCCTCTGCGATGGATTGTGAGTTAACCTCTCCGTCCATTCTGCCATGAAGGTAAACGTCCAAGGTGTTGAGGAACTTGTAAACGTCTTTCATGTTGCTAGAGAATGGGACGTGATGGAAGTTCTTAAGGCCAAGGGCCTTTGCCTGTGCCACATAGCGAGAGCTGCCACCTAGAAGAACGTAGGCCGTGTTCTCTGTCTCGGCCTCAGCATAGGCCCTAAGGGGCCAATCCGAGTAAATGCCATCATCGGCTCTCTGGTGCATACCAAAGACAACCTTATCACCAAGGCCCAGCTCCTTGCGGAGGTCAGACTTTGGAAGGGGCTTCGGCATGTGAATGGGAAGATAGATGACTCTGGACTTTGAGGCATCCCCGCCATTGGCAATCCACTGCGCCTCATTCCACTTACTGATGTGAACCACGGCCGCAATGTTCATTTGCCTATCGGTCATACCAGTTAGGTGAATGCTGTCCACGATGGAGACCTTGGACATTTTGTAGAACGGATACTCAGAGTGACCCGCCCTTCCAGTCTGGACAATGTCATAGTTCTCTTCCTTGAATTTATCCCAGAAATCCGTGTCAATCCAGTCATGAGTTGGGACGGTTACGTCCTTGTACTTCACGTTGAACTTAATGAGGTTCACGTTGTGAGCCCGCATGTAGTCCAATCTCTCAGGATCGGTTGTCATGTGCTGGTAGTCCGAGCCAATGTATGGAGCAGCATCGCAGTAGAAATAATCCACTGCAAACTTGTCAGTCGGAAGATTGGCCGCCAACTGCTGTAGGAACTTCTCTGTTCCACCAGCCGAAAGACCTCCAAACTTAACGAAGGCAATCTTGATCTTATCCGAGGACATTCTCTTACCTCTTCCTCATCGTCATATAGAACGAGTTGGTGCAATTTCGAACCACAGTCTGGAACGGATAGGCCGAAACGTCTCTACCAGCCAGAAGCACCTCTTTCCAGAAAGCCTCAGGGAACACCGTCTGATGGAGGACATGGAGGTTTCCGTGCTCGTCCCTTCTGGTGTCTGGACCCATGTTAACAGAGGAAACGAAGATGCCATCTGGCTTGAGTTGGTCCAACACGTTGTCGAAGAAGGCAGGTAGGTCTTCTCGAGAAATGTGCTCCACGACTTCCCAGGCAGAGATAATGTCAAACAGAACTCTCTCCCCGTCCTCGTTCTCAATCCTCAGTGGTTTGGTAAGGTCGGCAGTCCACAGAACGTTCTTGTAGTAGCTTGGCCAGTTGTGGAGCCCGTGCTTAATATCATAGTCGGAGCCCTCCAGACCAATGGCATTGTGACCTCTGTTTGCAAAGTCCACAATGAGCTGGCCACCAGCGCACCCAATGTCCATCACGTTGATTTTACGGCCTCCGAAGTGCCTCTCCACTTCCTCGATGTAGGGAGCACTCGTGGAGTTGTCGTTCTTGGTTCCAACGGGGAAAATGTGATCCGGGGATTCCCAGGCCACAGGATGGTCAGTGATTACTTTCAGCTTGGTCATTTCTTTGCTAGCTCCTCTTTGATGTACTCCTCCAAGGAGAGAGGAGCTGGAATCGTTCCCTTGGCCATTTGCATAAGGGCCCCAATGTCGGCAAGTGTGATCTGAGGTTCTTTCCTGGCGTCAATGTACTGAATGTTGTCCTCGTTGGGACAAATCCATCTGGCCACGGTGTTTAGCTCAAAGTTGCGCTGGGAACCGACATTGTACACGCTGAATCCCTTGGGTGCAAGAAACGCCCCTGCATAGTTTGCAGCAGCCACATTGTGCACATGGACGAAATCCCTGGTCTGCTTTCCGGTCCCGGTGATTGTAAGCTTCTTGCCCTCACGAAACTGACGAAGCCAGATTCCAATAACGGGAACATAGGAGCCAACCTTGGGCTCTCTCGGACCATAGACGTTGAAGTACCTAAGGCAGGTGATGGTCATGCCGTACAGGTCGCAAAACATCTTTGCGTACTGCTCCCCGTGGAGCTTTTGAAGGGCGTAGGGACTCATAGGGTCCAGAGGTACCGTCTCAGGAGTTGGATGGCACGGAGGCTCTCCATAAACCGAGGACGAGGAAGAAAACACCAATCTCTTAACTCCATTGACTCGGCAGGCCTGAAACACGTTCAGGGTGCCAGTGGCGTTAATATCATTGGACCCAACGGGATCGACAATGGAAGGCTCAACCCTTGGGAGAGCCGCCAGGTGCCAAACGTGGGTAGCGCCCACGAGGTGTTTGGTAAGACTCCCAAGGTCACGAATGTCGCAATGTTCGAAGCGCACTCTCTTTTTGAGACCGTACCCATCCTCTAGATTATGCATGAAACCTGTGGAGAGATTATCCAGTACAAGAATCTCATCCCAAAGGTGGTCTGAGTTGAGAACACTGTCAACGACATGGCTGCCGATGAAGCCAGCACCACCAATTATCACGGCCTTCATATCTGCCTACTTTCGGTTTGCAACAGATATTCTAGTCCGAAGGTTGGACGTTGACCAATCGTGATTTCTCTCGTGCCAATGGATCTTAATGGGAAGGTGGTCCCCGGTGAACCGCTTGCCTTTCCAGTCTGTTCCTAGTATTCTTACGTCCGGTTTGCGCTCTTCCAGTATTTTCTCAAGGTCTTTTTCGGTGACATAGGTCAAAACCTCGTCCACATACTTGCAGGACTCCAAAACAATCTTACGTTCCTCTAGAGTCTGAACAGGTGCGTTCTTGAGGGGTCGCTCCAAAGTGGGGTCCTCATGGAGAGCCGCAATCAAGTGGTCGCAGTGTTGCTTTGCATCCTGGAACATTCGCACATAACCGGGATGGAGAAGGTCGAAGGTGCTCGCCACAAATCCAACCCTTTTCTTGCCCAGAAACTTCTTCCTGAACTCCGAGACATGCATTGCCTTGTCGTCAATCAACAGGTCAAAGCTTGGCTTCTTGTTCATTACCAGGCTGTCATAGGGAACTCCCCAGGTCCTGAGCTGATGAGCGGTAATATCCGTCCAGTCAATCCCAGAAGAAGCTCCTCTGGCTGTGAACATGACAATACGATGCCCATCCTTGTGAAGCTTACGAAGGGCGTCAACCATTTCTGGAAATGGCTCTGCATCCTCATAGTCCCCATCAGTGTTGGTACAAATGGTGCCGTCAATGTCAAAGCAATAGGTTGTCATCAGTCACCGATGATACTGTGCAAGGCAATCTGATGTACACACTCCACGACTCCATAGTCAGAGGAATCAATCCAAATGTCAAGCTCCGCTTTGCCACCAAGAGACTCGTTCAACTGGCGCATCTTGTTGTTTTCGTCAAAACCAGTCAGAATGATGTGCTTGAGCTTAAGCTCCTGACACAACTCCATAACCCTAAGCATGTTCTTAGAGTTGCCGCTTGAGGAAATGATGATGACCAGAGTGAAAGGATCGGCGAACTCCTTGACGAACTGTCTGTTGGCCTCTTCCATTCCATAGTCATTGATGTAACAGGTCAACCTTGAGGGATCAGAGAAGGTAATAGCCTTCTTGCCAAGCATTTTCGTGTAATCCTGGGCGATGTGAGAAGCCACGGAGTTTGAACCTCCATTGCCAAGGATGATAATTCTGCCGTGTTGGTTGACAACACTACGCAGCCTATCCTTAAACTTGTAGGCAGTTACGACACCATCTAGTAGTTCGTCCATCTTCATACTTCAACTCCTGTTACGCCGCTGTCGCTTATGTGAATTGGAATAGGTTGTCTACCAATCATGATGGGTGGTTTTTCGCCCTTATTGTAGAGAACGAGAAAGTAGCCACCAGCACCAGCACCACATAGCTTAGCGCCCAGAACATCCTTGTCTGTTTCAAACAAACTGTCCAAGGCCTGGAGGTCCGGGTTATCCAGTATTACTGGTGAGGTCTCCTTCTTGGTTTTCCAACCACTTCTGAAAATCTCAATGAAGGTCTCTCTGTCCTTTTCCTGTATTGCCTTCTGCAATCGATCCACCTGTTCGAGCATCAGGAAGCTTTTATCGAAATCGAGTGTGGAGAGAACTCCTGTGGAGCTTCTGGCAATACCGGTATTGTAAAGGGCCATGGTGAAGTTGGAGTTGATGAACTCCGAACCAAAAAAGGTGAATGTAGGACGGCAGCCAAGGCGGAAGTCCATGCGCTTGAATCCGCCAACACCACAACCATAGGAATCCTGATAACCAGTAAGAGGATTGAACTTCCTCTCTAGCTCGATGGCCAGGTCGCAGGCGTCAAACTCCGTCATGGGTTTGCCGGTGTAAAGGCTAAGGGCCTTAATCATTGCAATGGTGTAGGCACTTGAGGAAGCCAATCCAGAGCCGGTGGAGAGAATGTTGGTATTGAACGTAATGGTCACAGGACCAACAGTGTTGAAGTGCTCAAGGCACACTCTAACAACGTCGTTCTTAATCTTGTTTGGATCGGAAACCTTCTCCGACTTGGAGTAGTTGATGATGTATTTTCCACAGTTGTTGTCGTGGATGCTCACATAGGCATACAGGTTACTCGGAAAGGAGATAACCGAGCCATGATCGAACTTCCTTAGGAAGGCTTCCTGGTCGGTCGATCCTCCCAAAAGAGAAATTCTCAGAGGACACTTAGCAACGAACATTACTTCTCTCCACGGTTCTTTTCGGCTAGCATTCGAATTTGAGGAACGTGCCAAATGTCAAGTGCCGCAAAAAAGGAAGTGCCATAAGAGCCTAGCCACTCATCAATCTGCTTAAGACGCCAGTTGGTGTCATGACTGGAATAGGACACGTCAGGGAATCTGATGCCGGTCTTCCACTCCTCAGGGATGGCCACGACAATGGCCGAGGGGTCTTCCTTGGTGATGGCGTACTTTCCGTTAATCCCTGCTGCGTCTCCAGGAGTACGGATAAGCTCACTCATTCGAAGCCAGGACTGCTTGATTTGGAAATGGTCCCAATCGCTGAACTGGAAATGGAAAACTGCCCCATGGCGAGGCTGGAGTGTTAGGGCTGTCTCCTTGTTCGCAAAAGGACCAGGCGTTCTTGGGGTGTGCATCCAGATTTCTGGATAGGTGTTCTTTGGATCATCCCGGAAGGCAAAGTCCTTGAAGTTGTTACTCCACACACTATGATCGTCCCGGTAGTGGTCAACAGACTTCCACATGGCTAGCCACTGCATAAGGAGTCTCTGTCCAGGCTCCAGGCGACTAAGGGCAGAGCGCCCGACCCTAAGGAAAGGAGCAGTGAAAGCCTCGTCGGCATCCAGCACCACGAAGTGCGTACCACCAGCCTCTCGACCAAGCTCCAAAAGCCTTTGACGAATTCCAAGCTCGGCCCAACCGCTCTTGGGCCTTTCACTATTCCAGTCAAGCACAGTGGCACCAGCCGACCTCAGAATGTCAGCGCCGCTATCGGTGCTGTTGTCATCCATGGCAATGATTTGATCGACCAATGGGCGAACACCAGAAACGAAAGAGGGCAGAAAACGAGCCTCGTTCTTGAATGGAAGTAGGGCGATGATTTTCATGGACTTTTCACCTTGTATTGCTGAGTAGGAAGGACTCATAATTGGGGATGAACTCCCTGAGATCCCAAGCCTTGCCGTCAAAATGAACTTTGTGAGTTTCGTAGCTTTTCTCTGCCAGCTTAGGAAGCCAGCTTCTATCAATCTTGTCGAGAATGCCATATCTCTGCTCGATAAGGGTTCTCTCAATCTGCTGCATCCCGTCTCCTCGGGTGGAGGCTCCCTTGCCCTCGTCCAAATAGTAACCCAAAACCCCATGGGCAATACCAACCTTGCCGTGAAGAGCTAGGCGAATGGCAAGGTCAAAGTCTGCACCAGACCTTAGCTGCTCATCGAACTTTCCTGCCTTGAGACAAAGGCTCTTTTTCCAGGCAAAGAATGGTCCGAGAACCATGCTCCGGGTGTATTCCCCGGTGGAGAAACGGTACTGACTGTGATCCACAAAACGACCCTTCTGAGAAGGGAAGCTGTTGACAATCACAAAGTTACCGTTGCAAATGTCGGCATCGGTATTTTCCAAAACCGCTACCTGTTTTTCAAGACTGTCCGGGGTTCTGAGATCGTCCACGTTCCAGATGGTAACAATGTCAGCCTGGGCAAGGTCAATGCACCTGTTCATGGAAGTGCCAATGGGCTCAACCGGATTGACAATATTGTGGAGAAGGATGCCAGGATACTGCTGTTGGAACTCCCTTACCCAAACCAATTCCTCCTCAGTGGGCTCATTGTGATCGAGCACCACTTGAATGTCCTTGAAGATGGTTTGTTTTGGAAGCTCACTCAAAAAGAGCTTGAGATATCGCTGCATCCTAAAGCAAGGCGTGATCGTACTAATCTTTGGCATCAAACAAATGGTAGTAATTCCGAGCCGATTGTACGAGCGTATGATTTTCCAGTATGTACTTCCTCGGGGAATATTTCCATTTCCGAACACCTTCAAGGAAGTTGAGGAACAATGGCTCGTTTGGCCCAACAGTCACCTCGCCACACCTGGCATCGAAATAGGGAACGCTAGTGGCCGGGACCTTGTCATAGGCACCCTCATTGTTCCACCAGGGTTGGTTGAATACAAACAAAGGCAGATCCATTGAGAGCATCTCCATATAGGCGATACCCTGAGACTCGGTGTTGGTAAGCAACACCCCGAAGTCAGCCCAATGGCACAAGGACCGAAACTCAGACTCCTGATAATTCCCATATTCCAGGACTCGGGTGTCAATGTCGTGGGTGGCAAGCATCTTCTTAACGAACTCCAGGTCTTGCTTACTTCGATTCTTGTAGTAGAGGAGACACTTAAGTTGCCCGGTCAGGGGACCAATGGTCTTAACCTCCCTGGGAGCCCACTCCTCTGTGTCAATCCCAACCGGCCATATGTCAATCTTGCACTTCTCCACCGCAGGGAACCTTCGGTAAAGGTCCAGGACCCACTTAGAGGGCACCACGATGCGCTGCATGACACCGAAAATGCTTGGAGGTAGGTCGGAGGGTAGAACGAAAATGTTCGGCCCATAGAGGCACCTAGAGGCATCCGTACCCTCAAGAGCAGAGAAGGGCATGCCCTGCAAGACCCCGTGGAGAACATCTCCAGGAGGTGCCTCGGGTGGGGCAAGCAAACCAAGCTCCTGAAGGCCCTTGGTGAGATTTCCCAAAACCTTACCGGGACCTCTGTTGCTAGAGGCATTGGCGTGATGGAGACGAACCAACTTTGTCATGTCAACGATTCTCTTCGGTCTTCTTCTTGACGTAGTCTTCTACAAGGTCACTAAACAGTTCGCTGGAAATCTTAGAAGAAATGTCCTCCAGGATGGACGTGGTGTAAGTTGGAGTGTAGGTTAGTGGCGGCGAATTGTAATACTGAACGCAACTACCGCTGCTTACCATGTAGGTGTTGCTGGTGACGTCAATAGAGGTACCATTTGTTGAAGTACAGGTGGTAGGCTGAAAAGTCTTGGGATCGTAGTAGGTAACTTGACCAGCGTATTTCAGCAGCGAATGGCCATTGTAGTAGATGGAATTGCTATTTGGATTTGGATTGAAAGCATCTCCATTGGAATTGATCATTACTGGGCCGTGAGAAGGCATTGGCTTTGGCTTTATGAAACCAAGGTCCTTCTTAAGGTTGTAGAGACGCTTTCTCATGACCCGCTCACCGAGCGACATCGTTTTGATGTTATCCAGGAGCACATCATAGTAACAGGCGGGCTTCTGGGTGAATGTGAATTGATGCGTTGACGGATTCCAATCACTATTAGTGGTCTCCATTTTGTGCTTCTGAGCAACAATCATTCCTGATACGAAATTCTCTTCGACTTTTTTACTGTACACATTTGATGCATCGGCACCAACAAAAACCCAAACCTTGTCTCCGACCTTGTATCGGTGTTTTGGTGTCTTGACAGCAGTAGTGAAAGTAGGGATTTGGGTCATGGCCGTGTGTGTCACTTTCTCAAATACAGAGCATCGCCCCAACCATAGGGGGTAGAAGCCGTCAGAATTCTCTGAAATCCAAAAGTACGAAGGAAGTCATCAAGCTCGGAAACCAAGGGAGCTCCGACGTATACTTCCTCAAAGTTGACCTCTGAATAAACTGCCTTGATGTTCCCGTACTGATTCAGGAGATCCCCAAAGCCCTTGAGAACCTTTAGCTCGGCACCCTGAACATCAAGGTTGATGAAATCCACGTTTTCAAGCTCGATCGAGGTGATGTTCTTGCGATAGAAGGTGTCGAATCTCTTGGTTCGTTCCTCACGGGTCTCAACTACTCCAATTTGTGGATAGTGGGTGAGATGAGTACCCAAAGGGAGAATGGAAGAGGACTGACCATTGTTGGTGATGCTAAAGGAAACCTTCTCATCATCCTGATCACTTAGAAGCTCACAGAAGTAGTTTTGCCTCAGGGGCAAGATCCTTGTGTTGTCATAGAGGTCCTTCATCAGGGTACGATTACCCTCAATCCAGGTTACCTGAGAGACGCCATTGGAGGCATAGTCCGCACCTTCCTCACCAAGGTGAGCCCCAATGTGAACCACACCACGAAAGGGGCGTCCTGCCTGAGTGGCACAGTCCTTAAAGGAGATCAGCATACGTCAGTTCCTCTTCTCCCAAACGATAGGGATTTCAACGTGCACCGTGGAGTTTTTGAGGTCGCTCACGGTGGAAAGAGAGATTTGCTCACCCTTCTCACAGAAATGAACGTTCATCTCCTCAGGGCTCATAATGCTAGCAACACGATTGGCGTATTCATCCTGCACTCTGTTGGCAGGAATGTTGACCAGCTTCGAACCGTTCACATAGCAAATCATGTAGGTTGGTTTCTCCTCGGTCCCTAGCCCAACGAGCGAGGCATTGTTGACATTCAGAGAAGCCTCAAACTGATTGGGATTTGCAAAGTCCGAGTTGAGAATCTTCTTTATGACAGTCCCGGTACGATAGACGTTTCCGTCCACCGAGTAAGGATAGCCCCAATCTCCCTCGGCTCCATACCAATTCCACACACAAGCCTTGACGAAGGTTGGAACGGCCGAGGATGAATTTGTGGCATAGCACTCCGTGATGTTCTTGTCGAGTCTCAGGCTGCAAGCCAAAAGCGCGTTACTATCCATTAGGGTCTCAATCTCCGGGTCGAAGAAGGAGAAGCGATCACGGAATAGGATATCATCCACCAGAAACATCGTTAAAGGGTTTGCCTCACGACCATTGAACAGCATCTTTAGGTCTTTCCTAAAAGACATGTCGTGACGCTGCAACTTCCACTCAATTGACTCGTGCTCAAGACTCGACTTGCAAATCTCATAACCGTTCATAAAGTCCTCGGTGGAGGCCTTGTAGAGAACGGAAATGCTATAGTCCTCACCGAGCTTGTCGGCACAATTGGCAATCAGGGACCGAACGCAGGCATGCACCTGTGCAGCCCGATCCTTGGAGAAAATGATAACGTTGGCTCTCATGTGCTTACAGTCCCTCTAACCACGCATTATTGGTGGATGTGTTCCTTCTGTACAGGTATTGTTTCTCCAAAAGGATACTTGTCTGCTGCAAAAGCAGGGTCATCTTGGTATTGAAGTCGGAATCCTCGGCTCTCTGACACCGAAGTCCCAGATTCCCTGGCAAAAACTTCATCCCATTCACCCAAAGCTGGCGATAGAACAGGCAGGTTGCCCCATGGGCCTCATAGACATTGCCGATGGAGTAGTGGTTAACACCGGGCGTGTTGAGGCCTTGCCACACATTCTGGACAACCTCCTTATGCCCCATGATCGGGAGCGTTCCGGCAAATGTGTTCTTGGAGAATCTGGAAACGTCGTCCTGAGTGAAGCAGTGATGGAACAAGCAAAGGTTGTGCTTACTCCCGGTTTCCTGTAGGGCTGCCAATTGCCGCTCAAGGCGTGTTGGGCAAGAGGCATCATCTGCATCCTGCAAAGTAACCAACTGCCCGGTTGACTCAGCAATTCCCTTGTTGAGAGCATTCCACTTGCCCTTGTTTACCTCAAGATACACAAGCTTCTGCACAAACCCAGGATGGGCCTGACACCATTGGTTAATTACCGCACGAGAGTTGTCCGTGGAGGCATCGTCCACGATAATCACCTCGAGATTTGGGTAGGTCTGAGCCTTAAGGCTGTCCAGAGCCTGTCCGATGTACTGCCCGTGGTTGAAGTTGGTTACAATAACGGAAATGAGTGGCATGGTCTTGTTGGTCGTCATATTCAGATATCCCTATGGGCCGCGGCCCAGGCCTTGATGCACTCAGGCATAGTGTGTTCTAGGCTTATGTGATTTGTTCTCTGTCCGTTCCAGGGAGCATGGAAGATATGCCCGCCAGTGCCCTGAGCTAGGGCCTTGGCCTTTTGGTTTATCTCCTCCTCGGTCACCTGATCCAGGGGTTTATCGAAAAAGGGATTCCAGCCTGCGGGCTTATCGGATTTCTCACCGTAGAGGGAGAGCCAGGAATCATTCCAGAAGTGGCGGTACTTGCGAATCTTGGCTGCAATGCTCCACCAGGAAAAATGGTATACCGTAGGCAGTTGCTCAATGGTGCTCTGCATCCACATGCGGTACATGTCGGCTGCCTTAGGATCCACAAGGGCACCTCTCCTGACATTCTCCACAGGGACGGTCATGAAGTTGAGACATGGCAAGGGCTGTCCGGTGTCGGTCCAAATGTAGTCACAGCCATCCGTGCCATGACGAGCATAGAGCAATCCATCCTTATGCCACCTATGAGTGTTTGGAATGCCATGGGTGATCCTTGGGTCGTTCCTAGAGAATCTCCACTTCCATGGATTAACGTCTACCCGGATCTTCTCCATGCCTCCCCAATACTCCACAACCGGGAGAGCCAACAGGGGAGTCTCTGGGGTAAGAGACTTTGATAGCTCCTCAAGCTTTTCCCTGAGGCCTGGAGCTGCAACCTCATCACAGTCAATCTGGAAAAGGTAGTCCCCGGTGCACATTTCTCGGGCCATGGCCTTTGTCAGACCGTCATAGATTCCATGATTAGGGGCATCCCAGGGAATATCGGCATGGGACAACTGAATTCGAGGTTCCTTGTCGGCCATCTCGGAGAGAATGTCCAGGGTGCCGTCTTCCTGGTCAGAACTGTCCAACACAACAACCTCATCACAGAAGTCCAAAAGAGACTCGATGGTGGCCTCGAATGGATAGTCCATTTGCTTGGCGTTTCTGATGGTGGTATAGCCCGAAATCTTCATGTATGTCCTTGAAATGAAAAATCCGTGAGGTGCTCGTGGGCTCCTCACGGATCTCAGTTTACTATCAGGGTCCTGCGTTGTCCATTAGGACTCTTTTGTGGATTTAGCGAGACATGTCAAGCCATGCGAACAGGGCAACCAGAGCATAGACAAAGGATATGTCATGGGACATTTTCGTAACTACCATGTTTTGCCAAAACGTTACATCATCAAGGTCAGTAGTACGTCTCGTATCAATTACCCTGATGATAGTATCACCAAAAAGTAGGCCAACATTCACATGCGAATGTACCTCCGAGGCTGCTTTCTCACCAGGAGTCATTGGGCGAGGGCAGCACGTCCGAGCTTCCTCGGCAAAACAATAGTCCCTGGAGCAAACAGGACACTGCCAACGCTTGACCTCAATAGGGAAGTTTCCGTCATTCACGAGATGCATCTGACTCTCCCTCATCCTCATTGTCCTCGAATCGGACAATGAATACACGTCCATATTCTTTCTTCGTGATATCTGGCAGACGATACCTTGACTCAAGGAATTGAATCCAGCCTTCCTCATCATTTGCTTCAATTACCTTATTGAAGGGAATTTCCTTCTCGCCGATAAAGAATCGGTAAAGCTTAAAGCGAGGATCGGTGAATCTGATGATCATTCTAGAAATGGAGGCTGTAAGATTCGAACTCACCTAGGGACCCCTTGTTGGTCCGGGCCTCCGAAAGCCGGGGCAATTTTAGCCTAAAGCACCCCGGCCAATACGGCTCATTATCGACTCAACGACGTTTAATCTTGAACTTTAGCTCTTAGTACCTGCGTCATGCCGCTAGACCACCGGCCCATAAGATAGCGGGCCAGGAAAGATTTGAACTCTCGTTTCAGGTAATTGGGTTCAAGAGGTAGAGATGAGTCTCCGAGATTACTAACACTGTTGGAATACAAAGAACTTGAACACGACAGCCGGTTGTTGCCTATGCCAGTTTGGCTACCGGCCCAGAAAAGGAGGTGGAACGGGCCGGGTAGGAGTTGAACCTACAAATTTCAACACAGCTTTTAGCTTTACGCTTATCTTGTCCTATCCATGCCGGGACAAAGCCCGGCACGAAATCTTCACTTCAGAAGGAAGCCGAAAAGAGCCGCCGAGGCGTTTTTCTTCTCAACCACTTCACCGTTTGCCTCCTCACGGGCAAACTTTACAGCCTTTTGAAGCTGTTGGATACGGGAAACCAAAACTTCCTTGCGGTCACCCGACAAGGCTCCCGAGAACTTCGTTGCGCTCCAGAAGCCAACCACAACGTCTTCCGTGACTTCCTTGACCTGCGCCGGATGCTCCTTCGTTGCCTCATAGAGCACAACGGGCGTCATCTTCTTCTTGGTCTTGGTGGTCTCAACCGAAACGGAGCGCATCAGGTTTTGACCCGGATCGAACGTCCAAAGCTCCGAGGGATCCAAGATTGGCATCTTGGTTACGAAGGTGTTGAGATCCTCAAGCTGCTTCTCAAGGTAGAGCAGGTAGCTCACCGGCATGTCTGCCAGGATCGTCTGCCCTTCCACCACGACGCTTGCCTTGGCATGGCAGTTGCCCATGTCCTTAGTAAGCTCGATATCAAGGGCCTCGCTCATAATGTCCTGCAACTTCGCAAGGACTTCCTTGCTCTTGAGCGCAACGTGCTGCTTCTCATCCGGGAACTTCTCGCCATCCTCATCCTTCGGACGATAGGTGCGGTTAAGTCCCGAATAAAGCTCCTGCTTCTCAGCGGAGCGGTGAAGGTTGGTAAGCTCCGTCTTTGCCTTGCTACGGATACCAGAGTCGATCGCCAATACTTGACACAGCTTCATATGAGTCTCTCTTTCTTTTGAGTGTGAAAACCGAAATCTGTTGAGGAGAAAAGCAGAGGGTGACCGTCCCGTTTGTGGGGAGTTGGTCACCCGCTTTCCTCATTCACTTAACCTAACACAGGCAAGATATCTTGTTAAACCATTTGAATATCTTCTTTTTCAGGTGCAGTGGGGCGTGCCATTGTAGGCACAATATCTGCAAGAGGCCCTGTTTTTGATGGTTCTGCCGGTCTGTATTTGGTTGATCATGTCATGGAGCACGGCCAGGGCCTTCTCCTCTGCCTTAGGACCAACACTCACGGGAACAAGCTCAACCCTAGAACCATCCGACTTGCGAGCCGTTCTCTTGAGAAGAACGAATCCGCACTTAACCCTGTCCAGTGGAACATTGGCAAGCTTGCAGAAAAAGTGCTTGTAGAGCATTAGCTGCAACTGCTTTTGGAAATCTCGTTTCTTCATGGGATCCCAGCCGAAGCTAGTGGTCTTCCAGTCCATGATGAAATAATCATAGTCGTCCGAAAGGGCAAGTCCACCAGGAGTTGGTTCACCTAGGGTCTTAGGTGGCGTGGAAACCAGCACTTCCTCTGCAATGGTGGAGGAGTTTTCGGATTTGTGACGAGCCAACAGATCCGAGAAGCGCATCGGGGGATGCTTAGAATCAATCTCCAGAGCTTCTTCCTTGTGCTTCTTCGCATGGACGCCACGCTTTTTCCTAGGTACCAGAAGGACGGCATCCACGAATCCCTTGAATCTCTTATTGACCTGACCGTCCACGGCCTCGAAGAGAGGCAGCTCCGCTGCATGCCCCTTCCAGCCAGGAAACTCCTTGTCCAGAAACTTGGGAGCCGCCTCCAGAATGCCAGGAATGCTAGAACGGAAGCTTGCAAGCTCCTTCTCGGGATAGGTCACACCATGCTTGTCCCGGAGGGCCTCCATAAGCTCCTCAAAGACCTTTTCGGTTGCAACCGGGTCAGGAATCGTCCGAGACATTACGAAGCCTTCCAGGGCATCGTGGATGGCCTTACCGAACTCCGTGTGGATGCTCGGCTTGTCGAGGTCGATCTTCTGAATGTGCTTGAGACGATGCCTCTCGGAGCAATCCATCCAGTCGGATATCTCAGAATAGGAAACGTGGTGCTTGCCAGTAGGCAGCAGGGTTTTGTCCTCAAAGAGAGGAAGTTGGTGTTTTGTCATTCTGTGGGACTTAGGCTAAGGGGTTATCGGTACGTTGATTTTGTGGCTAAAGACTGAGGAATAAGAGCAGCAGAGCGAATTCCGTATTGGGATTTTTGCTTGAACTCCGCTAGGGTTCTAGAGTTTGCATAGGAAAAGGCACTTTGAAGCCCGCCCTTGATATTAGCGAGCACGTCCACGGCACTTTTGTTAGAAGCCGGAATGAGAGTGGAAATGCCCTCTGCCGTTGGGAGAGAGGAATTGCTTGGCTTAATGGTAAGCATTGCATCATGGCTAGCCATGCCACGGTAGACTTTCTGATTACCGATGCGCTCACCCGGAGCCTCAATACAGTCGGCAAACATTCTGCCGCACATCACCATATCGGCACCAGCACACAGAGCCTTTGCAATGTCACCAATCTCAGAAATACCACCATCAGCCACCAATAAGGGCTTGAAGCCCCCGCGAGCCCCGTTGAACCCCCGGCTACCATCGTAAGAGTCTAGAGTTTCACGGCACGCAAGAACAGCCGAGAACTGTGGAACGGTAACGCCAGTTACATTCTTCGTTGTGCAGACCTCACCTGGCCCGATTCCAACCTTGATAATGTCAACGTCCCACGAAACGAAGTTTCTCACGGCCGATGGAGTTGCCACGTTTCCGGCCATAATCAAAATGTCCTTTCCAAAGGACTTACGAAGCCAAGTTACCATGTCCTTCATCAGCAAAGAGTTTCCGTGGGCCACATCCACAACAAAGGCTCGGGCTCCAAGGATGAACAGAGCCTTGGCTCTTTCCTTACTCTCCTCATTGACTCCAATGCTCACAAAGCATTCCATGCCAGAGTTGGCATACATTTCTCCGTTACGGAGAATGGGAGAGAATCTGTGAAGTGCCCCGATGCCACCACCCTTTCTCATTGCAACACACATGGCTTCCTCGGTTACCGTATCCATGTTGGCAGAGATTACCGGAACGTCCAGAACCCAACCATTCGGGAGAGTAAAGGAAGTGTCCACGAGGGACCTTGAGGAAACCTCACTGTATTGAGGAATGAGAAACACGTCCTTGTAGGACAGGGATTGCTCAAAAGGGGCAGTGGGCTTTTTCAGCATTAGGGCTCCATTCAGATTTTCTGCAAAGTGCTATTCCAGAAAGCACTTGGACGGGAGCGCAGATACTCCATAGTGACCGAGGCGGCTACGTCTTTAAACCATTTCTCGAGGCGATGTTGCACATTCTCATTGAGGTCAAGCCTTAGGCCCAAAAGGCTGGCTTCCACCACGAGGCGAGGGCATGTGTCAAAGCCCAAGGGATGGAACACCAATCCCTCGTATTGGGAGAGGTGCTCCAGAAAGGTGCGGTATTCCAGTCCGCCCAAAAGCTCATAGGGCATGGACTTAGAGGTGCAATAGTCCTCTGTATTCTTTTGGTTCTTAATCCAGGAGCCACCAGATAGTACCGCCCAGGTTCCCTTCTTGGTTCGAACCTCGGGTGCCTTTTTGAGACTAAGGATGAAGTCGAGGTCCTCGGGCTTCCAAACACTGGAAAGGACTTGGGTGTTGGTCCAGGTTTTCATGTGAGGAAACCGAAGCTCATATTCCTCTTTCTGACCCTCACTCATAAAGAAAACCGATTGAGCCCTCTTGTAGAGCCCAACCGGGAAATTCTTGGTCAGGTGGCAATCGCATGGAGACTTGGTTTGCAATTCATGGAGGTGACTTGAACGGTGCTTGCAGTATTTGTAGTCATACTCCACGCACACATACTTGCAACCCTCGGTCACCAGGGCAATGAGACCTTCCTTAGGACTCATGCTCCAGTTGCAAAGCACCCAGGTAAGGTGCTTGTTCTTCTCCACAATCTCAGGCGTGAGGGAAACGCTATGGAGCTTAAAAACACGAAGACCGGGCGCAGACGAAATCAGCGCCTCGGTCGTCAATTCAGCCCCGCCCCTGTAGTCCTCAACAAACAAATCAGCCACGAACACAACGTCAGTATTTTTGGGAATCTGCGTTTCGATGGTAAAGGTCATGCACCCAGGTTAGTGACACGACCGTAGATTGTCCGGGTCCATCCGTTCTTGAAACCCTTGTTGTTTCCGATGAGGTAGGCACCATCAGGACTAACGGCGTAAATCTTGTGGAGAAAGAGCTTTCCCTTCACCTTACAAAACACAATGTCTCCCACCTCAAAGGTGGTATCGGGGCCGGTGGGGGAAACCGTAACTTCCTGTCCAGAACGAATCAGGGGAACCATAGAGTTACCCTTGGGATTGAAGGTGACGGTTTCACCCTTAAGCAGTCTTTCGGCAATGTGTTTCACTTCAAACTCTTTCTCAGTTATAGACCCACTTGGTTACCTCGCAGGTAAACACAAAGAGGTGGATGACGATTGAGTGTCGAATGTCTCCCTGGTACTCATTACGGTCATAAAAGACCTTGATTCCCTGCCAGGTTCGAGGACGAAGGATTCGGAAACCATTGTCCATCCAAGACTTGTTCTGGTAGCGGTCCAGAAATCGATAGAACAGTGAGCGTAGATATCGCATGACACAAAACCTTTGTCAAAGGGACTCGTTACGGTGCTTGATCATCGCTTGCTTAGTCTGCTCAAGCAGATTCTTGGGAGGCGAAACATCGGCACGATAAAACCAGCGCATGGCCTCATCCGGCCCAACAATCCACCAAATGTGTTTGGTTAGAACTGTGTTATTGACACTGAGCATCCAAACATTGGCGGTCGGAAGAAAAGCCAGAAACTCGATAGTAGATTCCCAACTAACCCTAGATTCCCAACTAACCCCACTCTTTTCGACAAACCTATTGTAGTCGTTGTTGACTACCGATTTGACCTTAATCGGCAGCTTAAAGAATTCATGAATGAAGGAACGCTTGTAGATCACAAGCTCATTTCGATCAAACCAAACGCTCTTTCCAATTCCAATGTCATACACGGTTTCCAAACGAACATTAGAGGCATGCCTCTTCTTGTGACAGTTTGGGTAGTGTTCCTCAGGAGTCGGGACACGGACAATTGCGTTAGTGCGGTAATCTTCCCTGTAGGTTACAGACCTTCCCATGAGGGTATCTCCAAAAATAAAGGTTTCAGGACTCGGTGGTGCGACGAGCAGGAACAGCCGGGCCAGTGGGAGTCATGTCGATTCCGTTGGCATCGGCCACATCACGGATCTGATCCACGCCCAAGCCGGTGCCAGCCAGGAGACCCGCAAGCTCCTCGGCAGACGAAGGCTCAGGGTTGGAGGGAGCCGTCGAGGACTCAGAAGCCTCTGGCGAGGCAAGGGCAGCTTCCTCGGTCGCAGGAATCGGGGCAGGAGGGGTCGGCGGATTGATACCGAAGGCACGGGCAACAGCCTCCATTTGCTCAGGCGTGAGCGACACGCCCCCTGAGGCTGCAATGGCCTTTGCCAATTCCTCAGGCGTGGTCGGAGGTGCCGCAGGGGGCGCAGGCGGCGCAGCCGCCACGGGTGCCGTGGGGGCAGCAGCATTGGGATCAGGCTCCTTAGGAATCAGGAGCTTGATTTCCTTCTCCCGCTCGATCCCATAAGGGACCAACTTCTCGGGCTCGGCAGGATCGGGACGATAGAGAATCTCGAAGTAGGTGAGAGCCAGGCCAGCAGACACGTCCTCGAACGTGAAAGAAACCTCTTCCTCAAGATAAAGGTCCTTTCCGGTGGCAACGTCGTTCTCAATCTTGGTAAGCTCGATCAGGGTCGGAACCCAACCTTCCTTCTCACGATGAAGAACAATGCCCACCCGATCACCAGGAAGCATTGCGTCAAACTCAGCCGCCGTGGCCTCCTCGTCATCCACGAAACGACCCTCAAGAAGGTCAGAAACGCTCTCCGAGGGCAAAAGAGCCATGAGCTTCGTAAGGGCCTCGCTTGAGTCACGATTGGCTCGCCCACAATACCGCTTCTCCGAAGGGTGCTTGTTGAGCTTCACCATGACTTTCTTTACGTCGAAATCGTTGACATTGATCGTCATCTGCATCTCCATTTGATTCTGCGTACCAGCCGAAGGAAGGCTGAGTTTTCCACTACCTCTAAGTATAACACACTTTGAGCCAGGGTTTAAACCATTATCTAGCAAGGAAAAATCGACGTTCCACAGGTTTCCTCGGTTGGTTCTCTTTCTTTTGAAGCCCATACTCTCAAGTTTCTTTGCCAGAAGGGCCTGGGGGTACTTTGAGTGCTTAGGAATTTCCCTGTCCCGGAAAAACTTGTCTCTCTCCTGAGAGACCAGGGAGAGACTTACCCAGGTTTCCTGATTTGGTTTCTCCGAGGTTCCCTTGGAAAGACCCTCAAAGAATTGACGATCTGCCAGAAGCACCCTTTCCTTTTGCTCCGAGGTCATGGGTCCGGTCTTGGATCTATCCATGTACTCAAAGAATGCTGAGTTGACATTCTCATAGGAGGTGTTGCGGGCCTGATATTTGAGTACCTGATTGAGAGTTGCCCTAAGCTCCACATCGGTGACAGGGCTGGTTTCCATAGAGGAGGCCTGGGCCACATACTTCTTGGAGTTGGCCAGGAGTTGGGTCTCGGTGTGTCCCTGAGCACGGTCAGAACTCAGAAGTCTGTGGATAACGCTGTTACGAATGCCATTTGGGATGCTCCTACCCTGAGCAAGCATCTTTCGAATTTCTGACACACTCACATCGGTCCACTTCTGGATTTCCAAGGGATCAATATTGGACTTTACCTTTCCAAGGCTTGGAATAATTCCCTCCGTCATCGGTCGGGCTGTCTTTTGCTTTGCCTGATTCTTCTGGTCCAGAACCTCCAAAACGAACACGGGAAGATCGGCTATGTCCCAGCATGATTCCTCTGGAAGCTCATAGTTGAGCCCAGAGACATGTCTTGAGGGCGGAATTACCACATACCCGTTCTCGCCTCTCACATCCACACTTGGAGCTAACTTGGAAACGCTGTTGGCAATCGGAAAGCTCGACCAGAACCAGAAGTGATGACCCCTGGATCCTGTTCGATAGGAGAATGTCCTAGGGAGTTTTTCCAGAATGGGATGCTCCTGGGCATCCACATCAATCACCACGAGAAATTTCCCATGAGAGGGACTCCACCTACCAGTGCTCACAGCAAGGTTAAACTTGTCCGGGTTACCAAACCACATGTCCAATTTGGATTTCTCGAAGCTTCCGAGATTCTTCCAGTTTTTACGGTAGAAGGGATGCTTCCCCGCAGAGGCACAGGAGGGCTTTCCGCAGGAGCACTTGCCCTGTGTGGTGGTGAACAGGGGGAAAGCAGGCAGTGAGTGCCCGGACAGGAATTCTATCAGTTTTGCTTTTTGAGATTCCATGCTCCGAATGTTTTGGGTTTCTGGGAAAGACGCAAGACCAAGGGTGGAAGTTGAATTTGACAAGACTCCAGGTTAGCACACCGAGAACATGATGTTAACCCTCGACCGTGAGAATGTTTTAGGACCAATTGAAACTCTCCTAGGGAGCTCCCCCTATGTTCCCCTAATTGGTAGGGTTCCACGGTTGGTATACCCAACAGAAAGTACCTTTGGCAAACAGTCTAAAGTCAAAGAGTCAGAGAACGATATCAACCACCGCAAACAAACATTGAGGAGCCGTGGATAACAGAGGCACTTCCAGTGGCGATATAGGCCCTGACCTCATAGATGGCTCCGGTGAGTGTATAGTTGGTTGCAGTGGTTAGCTCCACTGATGTAAGAACAACTGGAGTTTGACTGGTCGTGGTTAGTTCAGTTACGCCCGCTCCACCAATATTGACAAAAGAGCCGCTCGAAACGTTCCAGAGTTGCACCGAGGCTGTGACACCAGTGCCGGTGGAGCTAAGAATTGTTCGCAATTTAACGGTTCGGTGAGGCACCTCAGACCTCTCAAGCCAAGCCTGTCCAGTTACCTGAGGGTTGGAGGCAGTGGCAGCAGAGGAAATGTAGGAGCCAATGGGAACGAAAGTCTTGGTAAGCCTGCTCATCAGGCTTCCCGACACCAGAAGGTCTCCGCCTGTGGCGGTAATGGTTCCGCCGTTTGAGGCAGTTACGCTGCCAGAGATGAAAACAAGGATATCGGTTCCGATGTTGGAAGTATCCCAATCCTGATTCAATTGCCCTTCATTGGGAATGTTGGTATCCTGTGACTCAATTCCGTAAATCAAAAGCCTCGCACCGGTTCCTGTGGACCCGGAGGCAATGATCTGTTTGGTTTGGATCTGTGAGGCTCGGAAGTCTATTGTCACGGTTTCTTATCCTGTTTCTAAGTATGGCAGCTCACGGAACGATCGAGGAGTAGGCAATGTAGTCCAAGACGCCAGAGTATGGAGCTGATATATCACCGGCAACCTCGGTCGTCGTGAGGCTGCCGTGGTCTACCTTAAGAGCAACGTTGTTAAAGTAATACTGACCAATTTGTTCGTATGGGGAGATTCTGAATTCGCTTGGCGTTACTCCCATTGAGGCAAAAGAGGCAGTGAAAACGGTGCTATCCGGTGCAAGCTCTACCTGTCCTGCCGAGGCCACAAAAGAGGAGGTGTAGGGAGAAGTGCAGGTTGCCGGATACGAGGTGGCGTTAATGGCACGGTAGCGAATGTTGCCGCTGAAGGGAGCCGAGATAGCAACATTGCAAACGTATGGTGTCTTGAACTGAATACCAAAGACGTTGATGTTGTGCGAGCTGTCCACTGCGGGTTCCACCGTAAAGGTGATGATAGGAAGACTGGTGAAGAGAACGTTGAAGCCGAAACCAGCTTCTGTGTAACCAGGATCGAATGGAATCAAGCCCTCATCGTATTCGCCTAGGTTAACTGGTGGCGCAGAACTTGTCGTAACAAGAGAGCTGGTGGCAAACTGGATGATCTTGAAGTAGTCGCGATGGCGAATGGCATTCTGAAGATCCAGGGAGTAACTGAGACCAGTGTTTGTGTCAACCAATTCCACATTGCGTGGCTGTCTCCTAGGAGACCCAATGGGATAATACTTTCGCCAAAGGTTTCTGTTGGCTCCGTATTTGCTTTGGTTGTCTGAACTCACGAGGGTAAGTATCCAAATTGCGTCAAATCAAACGATACCCATGACTACGATATCAGTGGCCCCTGCGGGTGGCGAGCCAACTTGAAAGACATAGTTAGCCCCAATTCTCCCACGATACAAAAAATTGCTTGTGACAATTGTCTGAGATACTACTGTCACAATAGGATCGGTGGTTCCAAGGCGATCAATGTAAACGCCAGCACCACCACTTCTTCCAAGCACATCAGAGCCGGTAAGGAAAATGGAGGAAGAATAATGGGAACCGCTTGGTGCCGTCCCGGACCAATGCATAGTGATTGTTGGAGTGGTCTGGTTGGTTGAAGAGAGCACCAGTCGTGACTCGCCTGGTCCTAGCCTCGAATAACTTCTCAGATCCTTGTAGGTAACACGCAGAGCATTCAGGATTCCCACATAAGCACCACCGGTTTCCTGAGAAACCAGAAGGATGGGATACTCCAAGACACTCGGAACGAAAGAAGTGCTTAGAGGAATTGGTGAACTATAGTTGACATAGTAGTCAACCCGAACACTTTCTGGCAGGGGGATACTAGCCGTAACAGACCCCTGAGAATTGGAAATGTACAACAGTGCTGCATCTTGGTTTGAGGTATTGGAAGTATTTCCATAGGTTATCGTTCTTTCAAGCCATGTATTGGCTGTGCCATTTGAGGTCCACAAAAAGAATGGCAGCGTGTATTTGTTGTTGACAGGAATAAATCGTTCAAAGTGAAAAATGAAGTTGACGGCCCCGTTGTTTCCTTCATCCAGAGCAAACGTGAATGAGTCATTGTCACCAGAGGCCTGCATCAATTGATAGTCGGCCGTAGTCGAGCCTGCAATGGTTGAGAAATAATCCTTGCTTCCAGATATGTCACCACCGGCCGATACCTGACGAGCCATGACTGCGGAGCCAGCCTTAAAAGGCGGATTTGGATGTAGGTCCTCAGGATTGTTTGTGGTACCATTCCAGGCCTCACCACTAGAATGTGCTCCCACAGCCAAGCCCACACCAAAGTCAGCATTAATGGTCCAGTCTGTCCAAAACTGGTTCCAGGACCATTTGCAAATTACGTCAAATTTGTTTGTGCCAGATACGGCTCTCCAGACCCTGAAGGCATTGTTTCCGTCAGGCGGTGAACCTGTATTGGAGGCAATTCTTTGAAAGCCGGGATGCGTGTCAAAGAATTGCGAAACACCGTTGAAAAGGTTAAGATTTCGATCGTTGGCGCTTGAACCAGTTACGAGATAGTTTTTCAGTGTGTGAATGGGGCCGCTCATTCAAAGGTTCCTCTCAGGAAGTAATCAATAGAGCCAGAGTATGGCAAGGCGAAAGAGAAATTTCGGCTGTTGGTTGTATTTTCTATCTTGAAAGTCACATAACTTCTGGAAACATCCTGTAGGTTTCCGAACGCAGAGGCACCAATAGCCAAAACTCCAGACAGAACGCCCAATTGATGATAGTGACCAGACTCATAGGAAGAGAGTAGGATAGGAAATCCGTAGCTCCTGTCGTTTACGCCATCCATTAAAATGCTAGCCGGACGAGGAGCTCTTCTAGGAGCATTCAAAAGTGAGGATAGTCTGCCAGTCCTACTTCCAACATCAGAGCCAGATATGTAAGCCACCCCGCCGTTAAACGGGGGTGAGTTAATGCGTTCGTCGTTAATTTCACCAAAATTTACTTCTGGCCTTACTGAAGAACCACAGTACATGAAGAGTGGAAGATTATATGCCGAGGTCAGTGGTGTGTAGGTACCCCAGGCCCAGAAGTAACGCGAATCTCCAATAATGCTAGCATCTGCGCTCTGTGCAAATGCATATGTTGTCTCATCGTCACCAATCACCGTAACTTGCCAAAGATCATTTAGCGACAAAACAGTAGATACAAGCTTTAGTGGTGCATTTTGGTTAGTCGCCCAAGTACCACCTACAGAATTGGCTCGTGGAAAGACCACAGAGCCAGTTTTCCACGGTCTGCTACTTGTCAAAAAGGCGTCAGTTCCGTTGTTGTTAACCGAACCACTCCAGGCTGCACTGGAGGAATGCCAGGCCATCATGATGCCAGCTCCAAATGTCTGATTCCCGGTCCAGGTGCCAGCAGTATAGTTGCTGTTGTAGGACCACATTAGGGCAATGTCGTAGTTTTTTGAACTTGACACTGATCTAAAAATAACAAAGGCTTGCTCGCCAGAGGAACCGGAAAAGAAGTAGGAGTTTTCTAGGCCCGTGCCGTTCGTTCCATAATTTGAGGCAATGCGTGTGAAATTGGGATGCCTATCATAATATTGAACAAAGGTTGTGAACAGTTCCCTTTCGGAAATAACAGCATCCGTTGGCTCAAAAAGTCTAGTGAATGTTCTGATGGGTCCAGGCATTTGTGCTTCTCATGGTGTAAGTATCCACCAAGGCAAAAGAAAGAGGCCACAAGGTTAAGTCCCCCTGCGGCCCCTCTGAGTGGGTCAGCTAGCTGTTCTCACAGAATGCGAGCCGCAAGGCTCGCCAGGGCGCTTCTCTCGCCCTTAAGGAGCGTAACGTGTCCTGCAATGGAGTGTTCACGGAACTTCTCCACGGCAATGGTTAGACCATTGCTCAGGGAGTCGATGTAAATGTTGTCGATCTGCTCAATGTCACCAGTGAGGACGATCTTGGTGTTCTCGCCAACTCTGGTGATGATGGTCTTAAGCTCGTGTGCCGTAAGATTCTGGGCCTCATCGATGATGATGAAGGCATCGGCAATGCTTCTACCTCTGAGGTAGGTGATGGCCTCAACCTCAATTACACCCTCATCGAAGTAGCTCTGGAGAGTTACCTCGGCGTTCTTGTTCTTCCTGCCGGAAAACAGCAGGTACCGAAGATTGTCCTTGATGGGAGCAATCCAGGGCTCAAGCTTTTCCATCTTGTCGCCAGGAAGGAAACCAATGTCATTGCCCACCGGAACAACCGGACGGCATACCACCAGGCTCTTGTACTTCTTCTTTTCCAAAACCTGGTTAAGGCCTGCGGCGATGGAACAAATGGTCTTACCGCTACCTGCTCGACCAATGAGGGTAACCATCTTGATCTCTGGATCCAGTAGAAGATCCATTGCAAGGTTCTGTTCCTTGTTTCGAGGAATTACGTTGAAGATTGGCTTCTTGAACTCTCTCACGACCCTAAGGGGCTGGCTCTCGCCACGATAGCGCACAGGCTGACCTTCCTCAACCGAAGTCTGGCGAAGGTAGACGAACTCATTGGGACTCAGAGTGTGGTCCACATAACTGTTCACAATGCAGTTGAAGTCGTTGCTTGGGACCTCAGCAGCCTGTTCCTCATAGAAGGCATCCATGACCTCCGCAGGAACCTCAGCCGTGCAGACGCCTGCAAAGAGACGGTCTGGATTGTCGGCCACAGACTCCTTCTTATAGTCCTGGCAAGGGAATCCTAGGAAGTCACACTTCACACGAAGAACAATGTCACGGGTGATGAGGATAGGAAGCTCGGTCTTGCCCTGTTCCTTTGCCTGTGCTGTAAGTCCCTTGCAAACCTGGAGGATATGGTTGTCCTTGTTTGTGGTATCCCAGTCTCCATCCAGGGTGTGCTTCTTGTCAATGTCGTCCATGGACACAACCCTGAGGGTAGATCCATTTCTAAGCTTAAGCCCACGCTGAAGGGCTCCTGGAGGATTACCGGCAATTAGATCAGAGAGGCGTCGAGCCATCTCTCTGGCATTGGCTCCAACCTCATTTGGTCGCTTCTTGATCTTGTCGATCTCCTCGATGACCGTAAAGGGGAGGATGACTTCGTTGTCCTCAAAGGCAAACAGCGAATCGGGATCCGAAAGCAGAACGTTCGTGTCGAGTATGTAGGTCTTTGACATTCTTGGTGCTCTATATTTGTTACTTGGTCTTACCAGCCTTGTTGGCTGTATCGCTTTTCTTTGTGTTTGGGGTCTTTTTCTTTACTGTGGGAGCAACCTCTTCCTTGCTGTCGCTGGGCTCCACTAGGGAGACCAGAGCATTCTTGGGTTTCTTATCCGAGACAGGAGCAATCCTTACCACTTCCTGGGCAGCTTCTGCGTTGTCCAGGTCCACCACAGATTCCTGTGCCTCAAGCTTAAGTTCATCCATGTGAGCCACTGCCTCAGAGACAAGGGAGCTCTCCCTGGCAGCTTCCTGTGCTGCCGGACTAGGTGGCACAGGAGCATAGGGACTTGTTCGAAGTAGGTGAGCAGGAATCTCGCTGGTGGCCTCTTCTCGGTTTTTTCGGAACCCCATTTAGTGTCCTTTGTTTTTCTCTTTTTGAGAACGTCTCGAAGCCACTTGTGACTTCGACATGGCAATCAATTTCTTGCTGAGAGCCTGGAGCATCTTTCGCAATTCTCTAATGGTTTTTCGAACACGACGGCTAGGGGCTAACTTACCCTTCTGCACGGCGGCCCGAAGGTCCTTGTCTGCCATGGCAATATTCTGTTGAATTTCAAGCCACTCGCTTAGGACGCTATCAGCCTTTTCGTCTTTTTCCACTTGCTATACCTCGTGAGATGTGAGACACGCTAAAACTATAATGAAACCGCTGACTTTGTATCGTTTTTCGCTAAAAATGAGGTAGTATCCTTCAGCTAGTTGTTCAAAGCAACTATCAAATCCCAAAGGATTTTGGCTCCTGCACCCACCAGAGCCGTGGCCATGATCCAGAACATGCGGTCAATCACCTGTCTGGTTCGCACAATAGACTGAAGCTCCTTGAGGTCGTCTCCCGCTATCTTTCTCAGGTCTTCCTCGGTTTTCTCA